TCCGGGCTGCGGAGTCTCTTCGTCCATTTTGTCCCTCCTCTCATGAGTCGTACCTTCTATGACAAGGTCTACAAAGCTCGATGTAATCATCAGGGTCGTCTAGGTAATCTCCTGAAATGTTCGCAAAGTCTGTGCCTGAGAAACCTGAGTTTGTCAAGCGAGGTTTTTCTCCGCATTGTTCGCAAACTCCTGTTCTTTCTTTGATCTTACGAATCCGTTTGTGGACTGCCTGGTAGCTTGGATCATCAGTCCAATGTCCATTTTTCTCGCAGCTATTACTATCACCGATTTTGCGGCGAGTTTCTTCAGTGTGTTTGAATCCCGGTCGCCTAGACACCGAGCACCCACATGTCTGATACATACACTTCACGTGCCGCTCGCCAACCAGGTTTCACTCCGCGAACGAGAACAATATCTTCATCAAGTGCGATCTTCCAGAGCAGCTTCTTGAATCGTTCGTATTTCCAGCGAGTGATCCGGATGCTGAGAAGATCGGTACCGTCGTAGCCTGCCATCAACATCCACTCGTTTAGCTCCGGGTGCCTGACCTCAGATGGGTCTAGTTCCTCACCTGTTCGGGCGCGGTTCACTTCGAAGATGTCTCGCAGGTTGCGGTGTACGACGACACCCAGCCAGACGATTTCGACATCGTCGCCGCGCTCCCAGGGAACCTCGACCGCAGTGTGTGTCGGCACCGGGAGCTTCAATCTCGGCAGATCTGCCTTGACCGACGCGATCATGTTGTCCAGCTTCTCGATCCCGAACGGATCTTCGGCTGTCGCGAAGTCAACAAGCTTGGTGATCGTCTTCGGCCCGATTCCCTTGACTGAGATCAAGGATGACCAGCTAACTCCATTCCAGTTCCTGACCCCATCGCGCCATGTGACGATCTTCTCAGCCATCTTCGGGCCGACACCTTCGATCTGATCGAAGCCAGGACGCAAACCCATCTCTCCCTCGCGCTTCCAAGTCAAGTCAGATTCGCGCAAATCGTATGGGAGGATTTCGAAGTCATGCTTGATCGCGTCACGCAGCATGATGACCTGACCGTCGAGCTTCGCTTTGGAAGTGACAGTCGCTTTCGCGTTCGATGATCCGCCGGCACCGCCACCGCCTGCCGACTTCTTATCGGCGCGATGGAGCATCGCTGCGTAAAACGCACCAGGGTGGTGTTGCTTGAACCACATCGTCCACCATGCTATGTATCCGTAGGAGACTGAGTGGGCCGCGTTGAAGGCGTAGGATCCGCTGGTGGTGAGGTCTCCCCAGATGCTGCGCGCGAGGTCTTGGTCGATCTCGGGGTAGTCTGTTCGCTGGTGGATGGTGCGCGCTCCTTCCCAGAACCTTTCCCACTGGCGGTTGAACTCTTGGTCTCCGAGCTTGCGCGAGATGATCTTGCGGATGTAGGCTGCGTGCGTCCAATCGAAGTTTCCGATTTCACGAACGATTTGGAGGATTTGCTCTTGGTAGACGATTTGGAACTGAGTGAAGCCTGTGATATGCTCAAGTGCAGGGTGACGGAGATGGGGCTGCTTTTCTCCCCGCTTGATGTCAACGTAGTCTGCAACTGCTCCATTGTGGAGCGGGCCTGGGCGGGCGAGAGCAGTGACATGACAAACTTCATTGAAGTCGTCTGGCCTGACCGATCCATTGACCATTCGCATAGCTCGCCCTTCAAACTGAAATATACCTGTGACATCGTTATCCTTGAACCCTTCTATTGTTGCTTCGTCTACAATCGGAATCTCGTAAAGGAACGAAGCCGGTTTGCCTTCCATGATACACATCTGGACGAGCGCGTCGAGCGCGGAGAGACCGAGCAGGTCAATCTTGAGTACGCCCAGATACTCAGCGTCATATTTATCGAGCGCGACTACCTGGATGGATCTCTTTTGAACTGTCCGTTCCAGGATCGCAGTGATGTCGGTGATCGGCTCGTTAGAGATCGCTACGCCAGCTGCGTGGACTCCGAAAGACTTGACATTGCCTTCAAGCAGAGTCGCATCCATGATCTTTGGGTAGCGCTCGACTACGCCAGCTGCTTGCTCAAACTGCTCGATGGTATCCTCGATAGTCGCGCTGGCACGGAGATCGCCGGATGACCGTTCCAAGAGCACGTCTTTGATCTGCTCCACTTCGTACTTTGGGATACGGTGAACCCGAGCTACATCGTCTAGCGCGAGTCGAGATTTGAAGGTGCCGAAGGTACCGATCTGATTGACACATTCTCGACCGTACTTGATAACCAGATAGTCAACAACCTCTCCACGACGGGCAGAAACAAAGTCAAGGTCGATGTCTGGGAGGTCAAGACGGGTGATGTCAATGAACCTCTCGAAAACGAGGTGCGGGAAGAGCATAGGGTTGACTTCGGTGATACGGAGAAGCCAACAGACCAGGCTCGCCGCCGCTGATCCACGCGCCGGGCCAACTCCAATACCCTTGTCCTTGGCGAACCTGACAGCGTCAGAAACGATAAGGAAGTAGTCGGCAAAGTCTTTCTCCTCGATGATGGATGTCTCGTATTTGAGACGCTCCTGATATCGACGGCGCTCACGGTAACCAAGTTGGCCGCAGCCTCGGTACTCCCATCCTTCTTTGAGCCAGTCGCGGAATGTTTCTGTGCTTGTCTTTCCGTTTCGTGTCGGGTAGCGAACCATCTCCAGCTTAGGCAGCTCGACTGTACAATCCTGCGACAGTTCTTCTGTCATCAGGATCGCGTTGATGGCTTCCTGTCTAGTCAGGCCGGTCGCGACGAGACGGTTCAGGATCGAACGGTCTGTTGCTGGCGGACAAAGCTCTGCTGTATACCCCCAAGACTTCGACAGATCCTCCGGCGTAGACTTCCCTCCGCTCCGGAGCGAGTGTAGAACCTTTTGTAGCTCGTTATCCGTCGGCAAGGTGTAGTGACAATCTAGCGTCGCGACCAACGGCACACCCGTCTCCCTTGCCAACCGAGCCAGGAGTGGGTTGGCCCTGCGGGTAGTCTCAAGCTCCGGGAACGCTTGGACTTCGATACAATATGCGTTTCCAAAAGCGCGATGGAAGCGTTGAGCGACGGCCAAAGCTCGGCCATAACTAGCATCTTCAGGCGCGATACCCTTACCTCCAACAAGCGAGCAGAAGAGTAGCGATCCCTGACATCCAGATAATACCACGATGCCCTTGCTGTGTTCGCGGAGCATTCTTCCTGAAACGGTGGGCTCATAATAGAATCCCTCCATATAGGAACGCGAGACGAGCTTCAAAATGTTCCGGTACCCTGCCTGATCTCTCGCGAGAATCGTGAGGTGATTCTTCAGCTGAGAGCGGCGCTCTTGGTCGATCTCTCCCGTGTACAACTCGATACCGAAGATCGGTTTGACCCCTGTTTCCTTCGCAGCCTGTTCGAACTTGACATGCGACATTACGTTTCCGTGTTCGGTCAGAGCAAGCGCAGATCCATTGAGTTCAGAGATTCGACGGACGTGCGCCTCTGGAAGCTGAAACCCGTCGAGGAACGAATACGTCGAATGATGATGGAGGCTGACAAACCTGAGCGGTCTCGTGAGACGAGGATTCCGATGAGTACGCTTGTCCTTCCGAACCATGGCAATGTTATCGTCATGGTCGCACTCCTTTCCAAACGCTGGTAGTTTTGCATGATCGGGGGATTCGCCGCGCTCGATCTTCTTGCCGAACGCGGAGAGCTTTGCCTTGCCTGGACTTTCGCCTCTCTGGATAGGTTCAGCCATTTAGCACCTACACTTCCATATCGCTCGTAGACAACCTTTGCATCGAATAGTGTAACCATCTTCATCGTAGTTGCCGAGATACGTCGCCCATTTGCCGCATTTGCAGCGAGGCATTACGACAAGAGCAGGATGTTCAGCCATCCTTACTCCTAACGTCTCCGTGAATGGCGAGCCAGATATCGAGCCACCCATCCACATCGTCTTCTGTTTTCGGTACCTTTGGAGGATCGCCATACTTCTCCACGAGGTACGCTTCAATCGCTTCGGATAGAAGCACTGTTTTACTAGGATCATCCACGCATGCCTCTCTCGATCTGCTTGATCAGGAACGCCGCATAGTTGATGACGTCGAGCGCGTCTTCCACTATCGCCATCATCCAGACACTATCGTCTTTCGCCCGTCCCTCTTCGTTGATTGTGTATGCGTTCTCGATACGGGTGACCCGCTCGCGTAGCTCGCGGATCTTGTCAGACGGCGGGAACTCCAACCACATCTGTCCGCGAACATGCGACTTGTCGATAAAGATCTGATTCGCTCTGTCGAGTATCTTCCGGTGCTCGGCTTCGAAGTTAGGCGATGGCATACGACTCTTTCCATCCTTCAATCATGTCTCCGATCCTTGTGGTGATCGTCCACATCTCGCTACGCCTCCCGCGGACGGCCACGTTCCAAGCCGTACCCATAAGGATGGAGACGTTCCGCCCGACGAGACGATCTGCCTCATCACACATCTCCGGGAGATCATCGATGATCGCGACGATCCTGTCCTCATCTACCCGGTCGAGCAACTTGGCGTACTTGTCTTCATCAAACAGCATGCCGTCGTACTCGGCCATTCCGTGACGGCGCAGCCATTCGACCGTATCCGGGATGACGGTATCGAGCGACAGATACGGGCGCGTCGTCGTGAGCCAAAGCTCGGCGTCACAAGCGATGATCTCGTTGAGGAGATCAGCAGCGCCGTCGAATACCGGCATGCTGCGCTTCATCCCGCCCTGCCGGTACGCGAGCTTGATGGCGCGGTACTCGTCCGTCTCGATCCCGTTCGCCGTCTTGAACCAGAGCCGGAAGCTATGCCCTCCGGTGTAGTTGCGTTGTAGCTCGCGACCGACGTACTGCTCGGTAAAGTCAATGAAGTGACCGTGGTAGTCGCCAAGCGTCCCGTCGATATCTACGGCGACAACCGGACGAATGATCTCGCTACACTTGCTGCAAAGCACTTCTGACCTCCTCGTATCCGTGGTGGGTGAAAGCGTGTCTGTCCCATTTCCCGAAGCGACCGATGCGGACGACATTCGGGTGACAGGTACAGGTTGTTCGTAGCGGCTTGATGCCCTTGCTGACTCTGACCCCTTCCGCTAAGACGCTTGTGCTGATATTCGTGGGTGCGTGATCCTCGGAGAACTCCCATGATTGGTACCCTCGGATTCGTGAGTAGCGATACCAAGCTGGCATCCCGACCAGATCGACTCCGTTGTAAACCATAATGTTTTCTTCCACGGTGGTCGGCCCGTGTAGGACGACGATGTTGACGGCGTCGAACCGATGTTGCCAATCGAGGCAGATCGAGCGCGCCGGGATCGCGCTGAAGACCATATCTGCCTTGATACCCTCGACGCTCTCAGGTGTTACCTGTACATCGACTATGAGTTTATTGTACTGTCGCCATAGCTTGGAGTAGGCCGACTTGAGATCCCATCCCGGCGTCGGCCCGATGGTGAACTTGTCCCAGCTGACTTCTGCGTTCGGATCCCCGTATACGCTTTCAGCATATCCCCAGCGTGTCCCGACCTTGTTGACGTCTATCATCATCTCGGGATTATCCGGGCTGATGTCCGGAATCGGTGCATGTAGATACATCGCGCCAAACGTGATGCTACGGCGCTTCCGAGAGTAGATGACGACATCATGTCCGACCGTCGCAGCCGAGTGTGCCGCGATTAGACCTGCAGGCCCACAACCAAGGATGGCTACCTTCATTCGAACATTACCTTCAGTCTGTTGAGGATGTACATAACAACTTTCCTCTTCGCCTCGTCGGGATGCGCCTCCACCCACTCATCGGTAAGGCCGTTCATGCGCATCTTTTGATTCTCGCGATTTTGCCGAATCAACTCCTCGAAACTTTTATGAGTCTCGGGATCGTTCAGCATCGTCTCGACATAAATCCAACCCTCATACGCCGAGATCAACCTGTGAGCGAGAGTTTCATCTTTGTGCGGAACCGTAGCTCTCGCTCGTGCGGTATCCTTGGCGTACAACTCCTCGATCTCTTCTGGTGTCCATTCATCCATTTTGCTCCCTCCTACCAACGTACCTCACGGAGTAACCCGTGGAGTGTTGGTTCGACCATGATGTCTGCTCCACCCTCTTTACGCACCATGCGTGCGTTGTAGAGCGTATTGATGATCGCGTTCGCTCGATCTCGATCAACATTGAGTACCTCTTCAAGATCCTGACGACGGAAGCGGCCGGTTTGGCGCAGTAGCTTCGCCAGATTACGCTGACTCAGCAGATATTCTCGGATCGACTCGCGTTGCTCTTCTGCCTCCTGCTTGTCTAGGATCCGCTCGCGCGACCGTTCCGCGTAACCGAGCGTCGGCATATTGTAGATGACGTCGATGAACTTGACTGCGTCCTGTACGTGGATCGGCGTAACGACAATCTTCTCATAGGTGTCGTCGGTCGAGAATGTACGCGCGGCGAGTGCTATGGCTATGCGCGCAATCTTGATGCGTGCGTTCGCAGCCTGGAGTAGTGGCGGATCCTCTACATAACGGTCGCCTACCTTCATCGCGAGCTTGAAGACTGTCTCTTCCGCGTTGCGCGCCCATACGATCTGATCTAGGTGTCTCGTCCACACCCACATCAGGAGCGTATGACACGCTTCGCTCGTGTACTTGAGTTCACCGGTATCTAGCAGCTTATTGTATTCCTCAGGTTTGACATCATACTTCGACAGGGCCATCGCGATATCGAAGCGCGCTATGTCTTCGGGATTCCCGATCAAAGGTTTGATTGCATCGACACCGTACGTGAACTGCTCCATTCCTCCGTCGCGCGGATTCCCGAGCCAGAGTAGCCGTGTCCGGGCGAACGTGACCTCTTGTTGGATCTTCGTTATTCGGGCCAAGCCAGAAGCCCGCACGTCGGACATCTTAGCAATCTCTTCCGGGTGGAGTCCTGATAGCTCATCAATAACAACCAACCTTCTGTCGTTGATTGGTATGACACCCCAAGTAACGGCCCAATCTCTTCCACCAATCTGCTGCAGGCCTCCAACCAAGCCGGCAATAGTAGCTGCTTCTCCTCCGACGATTTCTCCTGCTCCATAATGTCGTACAAGTCGTTCAGCAGCCTCAGACTTCCCTGTGCGAGTATCTCCAACGATGAGAGATTCGATCCATCCTCTGTGGACAACTTGACCCCCAAACTTGAACGAGAGCGGCGAGTGGAATGTTAGATCCATGACTGCGTGCATTTCCGGGCGTCCGACGATCTTTGTAACGTGGCTCGCTAGCTCGCGCTCGATCTCGCCCAGCTTCTTGTATGGCCTTTGTCTACCGCGAACCTGGAACCGCTTCATGAGATTGCGAGCGTCATCGCTCATTTCGAAACGATCTACGCTCGTCTCCTGCTGCTTGACGTCCCAAGCGAGAAAGTCGTTGTGTTGGTCTCGCGGGTTCGGATAGAGAGCACCGGTGACTAGGACAGTCGTGTTCTGCATCGTATTGTAGCGACCGACCGACGTGATCTTGATGTTCTTGTAGTTACTCGCTTGTGTTCCGTCGGCGTGGTCGATACTCGGTCGAGCGTACAACTCTTCGACCGACTGGTGATCTTCGATCTCGATGTCGAGCTTACCACATTTCTGCGCGCCGTACTCTAGCCGGATCATTTCGAAGATCTGAGCTTGCGATGAATCGATCATGCCGAGAATCTTCGGGCTAGTCGGCGGGATCTCTAGCGATGCCTCTCCGCCGCTGGTCGCGTTCATCGGACATATCTTACACTTCGGCCCGGCATCCTGCGTGCAGTGGAGCTTTGCCTTCCATGGGATCGTATAGCCGGGATCGCGCTTACCCTTGATCGTTACCTGTAGCTTGACCGGATCTCCGACCTTGTGAGCGTCGAACGAGTCGAGCACCGTGACGATACTCGGGTCGTTGTTACGCTTCTTCAAAGGCTGGGCTTCGGCTAGCAGGCTTTCGAAGTCGGAGTTGTCGTGCTCGCGCCAGAAGTCGCTCAGATCCTTCCCATGTTTGTCCTCAATGGGATATGGAAGGGTAACGATCCGGACATCGGCTGTTCGACCGAGAGAGCGCGCGACCTTGTTCGCTCCGATCTGTCCGTCACGGTCGCAATCCTGAGCGATAAATACAAGCTTATCCTTGAAGTGCGGGTTCCAGCGAGGGTACCATGTCTTGGCCCCGGAGGTACGGGTGATGGCGGCGTAGCCATGTTGGATGGTCGCGAGCGTATCCCACTCACCTTCGCAGATAATGATCCGGTCGGCCTCTAGCTGGTTCATCGGGTATAGCTCGGTCGTACGCATCCCCGTAACGCTGCGTATCTTCGTGTGCGCATCCTCTCTAGTCGTATAGCGCCGGACGTTCCAGATCTCTTGCTTGGGGCCGCGAATCGGGATCGTGTATACTTGTCTGACTCGATCCCATCCGATTTCGAAGTCTACCATCGTCTTTGTATGGATACCCCGCTCCACCAGATAGTCGCAGACGGTTGGATCGTCGAGCAGAGCTTCGTGCCATCCTCGGATATGGCCCTCGGTGATGATCTCGTTCCCGACGGCCGTTTGCCGGGAAGCGCCGTTGTAGTTGACGCTTCCCGGCTCCAGCCAGTTGCTTTTCTGCGCAACCAGATCCGTGACTCTCCCTCCACCGCATCCGGCGAAGCAGTACCACTCGCCGGTCAGCGTGTTGAGCGACGCCGACCGATTCTCGTCCTCATGTAGCGGACAGAGCATGTCCCACTCGCCGTTCGAGCGGACACGTCCGAGTAGATACGGCTTGAGAAGCCGTAGGTGGCGAGCCGAGAGAGCCATGGCTAGTGGCTCAGAACGGCTCTGCTACTTTGTCGTCTTCTCGCAGGGCCGCGACCAGCTTGTCCTTCGTCTTGCGGCCGGTGATCTTGATGTCGGCGTCCTGCTCGTTGCGAGTGGCGATCTCGTCGGTCAACTCCTCCAACGTCCACTCTTCGTAGTCGTCGCCCTCGCCCTCATCGTCGCCGCTGGTCTCTCCCGCACCATCCTGGACGGCTGCGACCGACTCCGCGAGCGAGACGATGGCCTCGATGTACTTGGCCTTGGTCTTGCGGCCGGTGACGTTGCCCGTGATGCCGAGATCCTCGACATATGATTTGATGTCGTCGTCCGCCCAGTCTGCGTAGAACTTCGCATCTGCGCGGAGATCGGCCACCAGCTCAGGATCGAGGTAGCCCGCGCCGTTGGACGCGGCTTCGTCTCCCTCGCCTGGCTCATCGGCCATGCCCTGGTCTTCCATGATCGCGGCGATAGCCTTGTCCTTGCTGAAGCGCCCTGACAACTCGATCCCGCGATCTTTGATCTCTTCTTTGAGATCGTCGTTCGACCACTCGGCCAGTTCCTCGGCCGTGAACGGCTCATCATCGCCGCCGCCCTCGGGCAGACCCTCGCCATCCTCCTCGACCTTGCCAGGAGCATACAGGCTCTTGACCCGACCGCGATACTCACCTTCCAGGTTGGTGTCAGCGACGACCTTGACGTTGACGTTCTTACCGACCTGCTTGGCGGTATCGAACTGGCCCTTGGCCGGTAGCTTCAGAGCATCGGTAAGCTCGCGCAGCTTCCAACCGTGAGCGGTCTCGTTGTAGTTCGGATCGTTCGGCGTCTTGACGTACGTCCAAAGACGCGCGTACTCCGAGCCGACATCGATGATGATCTCCAGATCGCCCACGACTTCGCCGTTTGCCTTCTTATCGCGCGGCGTGATCGAGGCAATCTTGCCTTGATAGAGGCCAGGCTGCGGTTGTTCCCCGCCGCCGCCTGATTCGACGTTGCTGACGTCGTACTTGACTACTGCCATTAGTTACGCTCCCTCCTTCTTGTTCTTCTTCTCGTTGTTCGTCCATTTGAAGGCCGACCAGCTTGAATCGCCTCCATCATCTCGGGAATGCTCGGGTTGATTATGTCGCCCGTCCCGAAGACTGAGCCACCGTCTGGCGTTTTTATTTGGCACTTAGCATACCAACTTTCGTTCGCGTTGGTGTGTAAGACTCTGACCTGTCGCTTCCGGCCACCGCGACCCTCGCGCTCCTCTATGGATCCATAGGCAACGATGTTCATCATACCCGCGATCTTCGCCGGCATCATTTTCCCCTGGATCCAAGGCCACAGACATGACGGAGTTACACCATTATCGTATGGCTCCCACCAAAAAGCGTGAGCGGTGACACCAAGGTTTACAGTTCCTGCCCCGACGATATGTCGAACGTATTGACCGAGTCGCCAAAAGTTGACGCGGTACTCGCCGCGATCCGGGCCAAACTGTTCTCTGTCCTTCCGCGCGAGCGATCCTACTGGCCCCTTGCGGTCAAGTACGTTCTCATATACGTCATCAAGACCGATGTCTTGGAGCAGAGAGATGCTGTCAATCCACACCCAGTCCCATTCGCCCTCGGGAAGATGTTGAACGTATTCAAGCGTCTCGAAAATCTCCTCCCAGTCTGAGACAATGATTTCCTGACAACCGGAGCCGATGATGGGGTCGACATGATCGATGGGCGGTCGAACAATGAGCGTCTTGAACTCCTTGCCACCCGTTCCGATCAGGCTTGTTTTACCCCAGCCTATGTCTGCGTAGATCAGCATAGAGAGCTTACTGCTTGCGCCTACGGGCTTGATATTCGGCATCACTCTCCTATTTATCGTACGCTCTGTGGCATAGTTTACAAAGTTCCATGTAATCATCCAGGTCTCTACGGTATAGATGATCTACATTTGCCCACTCAGTGTACCCTTCTTGGCCGCAATGTTCACAGATCTCAGTTTTGGTCTTCTCTCTTCTCACCCAGTTGTGTAATCGCGAGTAAGAAATCTCGTCGCCTTTCCAACGAGGATTGACAGGCCCAGACAACTTCTTATTGCGACTGGCGTTATCATCTCTGATCGTACCACGCATATTGTGACCATGCTTGAATAATGTCAAAGTCTCTTCACCACAGCCGCATTTACATAGCCAGTTCATTTGGTCTCGCCGGTGTAGATTTCGTGAGCCTCGTACGGCTGCCATCCCGTACTCCCTAGCTCGCGCATGGTCTGCCACTCCGCACCGATTCCGTGAAGTTCGCACATGTCGAAACACCAACATCCAGGGCAAGTAAACTGACCATTATTCTTGTAGGCGCTCTCGGGTGGCGCTCCATCCTCCTGTCTTCCCTCGGCGCGAACGCGCTCCATATCCGCGAACTCGGACAAGACCTGACGACGCGCAGCTTCGCGCTCTGCGAAATCGCGGTAAATCGTGGTGCGGGTGAAGTACGGCGCTGGCTGCTTTTTGGATACCGATCCATCCTTGTTGAGCCGGAATCCGCCTTCATCGACCGGCCGCTCGTCCTTGAACGCCTTACGCAGATGGTTGTACAGCATACCGGCGGGGCGCTCGTTCTTCTTCAGCAATCCCCGTTCGTAGATGAAGTCGAGTCCCCAAGTCCAGTACGCGCTCGCTTGCGAGTCCAAACTAAGGTACATCACCTGGATCGAGGCGGCAGTTTTGTGGTCTACGATATGGAGCTTCTTAGTGACGCGGTTCCGCCAGATCCCGTCCATGATCCCGGTATACCAGAACCATGGTTCGTTGAATGAGGATCCCGCCGGGAATCCGGCGCTGGGCTTATAGACGAGTTGCTTGAACGGTACCTCGGTGACGAGCACTTCCCACTCATCGTCTTTACCGTAGTGCTCGATGTAGTGGTTGAGCATGGCCTCGCCGAGATCGCCCGCCTCTGCCCACTTCTCATCCGCCTCTAGGTCGTCAACCCGGAAGCCGAACTCACCCTGTCGTTTAGCTTCGGCCTCGTAGTGTTTGGCGAAGCTCTTAGCGGGATGCGGCCCGCGCCGGATCCCCTTGATGTAGTAGTCCGCGAGCGCGAGATGGATCAGTGAGCCGAACCGAAGTGGCGGGATATCGGTCTTCGGCTTGAGAGTTTCCTCAAACTCCATCCACCACTTCCATCGACAGCGTTTGAACGTACCTCGCTCCGAAGTACGCAACATGGGGAGACCGTCGCGCAGTTGACGGGCAACGACGGTCTCCCGATGATGCGCAAGATTCGCGCGGTGTCTAGTTCGAACGACTGTCATGGTGTCACTTTGTACCAGAGAACCGTGTTCTCTCCGGCCAGATACTTGCGGTATGTACCCGCTTTTCCTTCAAACTTACTAATCTGACTCGGCTTCAACTTGCCGAAATGAACCTTCCCGCTCGCATCACACCAACGATCCTCTCCATCCTTTGAGGACATGTACTCTCCTTCCTGTTGGGTTCCGTCTAACCCCCGGCGCTGCCGGTGCCCCATGTTTCGGAAGGAGACGATGGGACACCGGCGCGCCTCGGAGAGAAGCCTACCGGAAACCAAAGCCGCCGTCTAGGGCGAAAAAACCCGGAAATAGCGGGTTGTTTCGCGCATGACTGCGCCTACAGACTGGTTTGAGTTGGAGTTCAAGCCCCTACGCGCGCGAGGTATATTCCCGGCCGCGCGCGTGGTGCCCTCTTGCGAACCCTCCGGGTACGCGCATGCACGCGCGGACTCGGGCGCGCGAGAGAGGGATGGCAGTCCGGGCGCGAAAGATATCTCGCGCGAGGATTTGAGCGGGTTTTCATACGCAATCACATTCATCTTTACAATCTCTATCATGTGCATAATGACACTGATTACACATTTCGAGATAGTCTTCTATGTTGTGCGTATAGACATGCATTCGAATGTTTGCCCAGACGGTTTTTCCCTGCTCTCCGCATATTTTACATGTTCCTGTTTTTGGATAGTTATCACGCAGAAACTTATGAATAGCCTTGACTTTAGGATCAGTGGTTGGCATATAAACCTCCATCGAGAGAGAGCGGTTTTCACACCGCTCTCTCTCATTAGGTACCCCATTTTATTCGTTGAACCACGTTCCCATCGCCTTGAGTTCGGCGGAGCTTAGCTCTTCAGGCGCGTCTTCAGATGCGTCAACACGCCTTTTCTTACCCTTGTTCTCCTTCTCTTCCAGTTTCTCACGTGCTTGTTTCGCGTCTACGACGATCTTGCCGACCGCAGCCATCAGGCCGATTCCGGCTCCGAACATAAACGCGAGCACTCCCATTACTTGGATCAGAGTGTTCATTTCGCTACTTTCTTGAGGATCTGGCGTCGCAGATCGAGCACGTTCTTGTTGATGTCGATCTTCTCGTCGTTGACGTCCTTGATGTACTGTTCTATCGTGCCTTTGCTCCGATAGACGAGGGCCGTCACTTGATGATTTCTCGTCGTATCGACCGCACGATCAGTTACCTGAGTCTGGTCATCGGGGTTCCAAGTCTCATCGAGTATGTGAACATCAGTCGCTCGATTCAACGTGATCCCGACACCGGCCGCAGCAGTCACCAAGACCGCTACACGAACCTTACCGGCCTGGAAATCAGCCATGATTCGGTTGCGATCCTTCATGTGAACTGCACCGGAGATGATCTCGCACGGGATCCCGTAGTTGTTCAGATGCCGGTAGATCATCTCTGCGGTCTCGCGGAACTGGCTGGCGATAATCGCTTGCTCATCGCCATCCGGATCCTCCGGATCAATCCCGCGCTCTTCAAGGTTCTCAAGCAAATACGGGATCTTGCCAGACTCTTCGGTAGCCTTGACCTTCATCTCGACATGGCCAGTTTCCTCATCTACATTCAGAACCTCGACCGAGCACATGTGGTTCGCGAACTGCTTGAGCCGTGTGTACTCAGCTAAGATCGAGGTAGCAGAGAGATGGTATTCATCGATGCGAACCTCAGCCGCAGCAGCGAACGTATCATATTGCTTCCGCTGTTTCGTCGTCATGTCGCACCAGACATCGATCCACTGCGTCTCAGGTAGTTGCGGCAGGACTTCTGAACGAAGCCGCCGAACCGCATGAGGTGCTAGAGCCTGGTAGAACGCATCTTCGCGACCGGGGATGATATTGCCGATGCTCTTGTACTGTCCCCAGGTGTTCTCGATTACCAGCCACTGATAAGCCCAACGCCACTTCGACGTGAACTTCTCAGGTTCTAGCCAATTGAGAGCGCCCCAGAGCTTGATCGGCTTACCACCCATCGGTGTACCGCTCAGAGCGTACTTCCGTTGAGCCTTGATCGAGCGAGCTACCTTTGGAAACTCATTCTTCGGCTCGGGCAATCCCGTCTTGTGGAACTCGTCGATAGTGAAAGAGTTCCACAACTTGATCTTCGGGAAGTTGCCCAGTCTGATCATATGCGCAGTAGTGACGAACCAGAACGGCTTGCCATCCTTGAGACAGCGTTCCACGGTACGTTCCGCTTCTGCTTTCTCACGTTGCGTCAAGTCGCCTGAGAACGTCACTACTGTGTGATCAGTCCATCGCTCGATCTCCATCCGCCAGACGCTGTCAAGCGTAGACTTCGGCGCGACGACCAGGTGAGGGCCAATCTCCAAGTCAGACTCGTAGAGTGACCCGATCACCTCAGTCGTCTTGCCTAGTCTCGGCTCCAACAGATTCAGACAGCTGGTTGTCGCCATGAACTTCACGTCGGCCCGCTGGTAGGGACGGAACCACTTAGCAAGCTTGGGGAGCTTCTTGTAGAGCTTCATCTCCTTCAGTGGCGAGTCGTCTGCCACCGCCAGAGTCTTCAACTCTGTCTCCTTCTTCACTTGCCTCCGACCCCACGCCTTGATTGCGTCTCCGAGTTGGAGTCCGTCTCCGAACTCTTCACGAAGTCGCCTCATGACGATGAGGTCGAGTGGTAGCGTCCAGAGCGGCCCGCCGTTCTGTGCATTGACGAACCTGGCTCCGAGAGGCTTTAGCCTGTTCATCGCCAGTACATGCTCTTCACTGTACCGGAAATGGACTCCGCAGCGCTCACCGTCTTCTGTGAGTTCCACGAATGCATCCATGATGTTACCTGCGACGGTTGGTTGATCGCCGGGCGGTCTCATTACTTTTGCTTCTCTTTCTGCCTCTGTAGATTGCGTAGACCTCACATCCTCGCGAGACGAACTCCCAGTCATGTTCTGGTTCTGGGATGAGCACCTGGCGACGATGCAAGTTGGACTGGAGCTTATACGCCTGTGCTGGATTCTCACAAGTGTAGATCAGCGCCCAGTTACCAGGATTGCCAACGAGTGGCATGAGCTGGTTGGCCCATCGCCCCACCAATCCTTGTTTCGGTCTCGGTGGCTCGTTGACGAACTCTACTTTTTGTTCTGTGTCGTTCATTAGTACCCTCCTTATCTTGACGGCCAAAAGCACGCTCGGAGTTGAACCGAGAATACCCATCGTGCTTGGAAGATTCGGGGGATCCGGGGAGGGTACCAGTCCACCCGGATCCCCCACGCCGGCAGCGCGTTATCGACTAACGGCGCGCGCCAGCGAGCTTTGTAGGAGCTTGCGTAATGGGATGCAAGCCTCTATCCTAGCCGATCTCCTTCCGCGCCGGTACTCGACCAGTGCGGAAGCAATAGGGACAGCTTCGTCCGACAATCACAATCGGTTTGATCTGCTGCTGCTTTTGAACTCTGAATGGTCTCATCCATTCTCTCTCTGCGACCAAAAACGGACGGTCACCTGTCGTTCCTGGACAGTCTTTGTAGCCGCATCGGACGATCAAGAAGCCGGGAAAGTCTTGGCTCCTGGTCGCCTGGTACCGAGGCAGCTTGCTTACGAAGTCGTTCAAGGTACCCTCCTTGGTTTGAAGCCCGGTATGGACTCCGACCGCCCAGACGCTACTCTGGACGGCCGCAGTTCATCTGCCGGTACGTCTTGGATCGTTCAGACGGATGTCAGCGGCGGCCAACGTTCTGTACCCGCCTGGGTCTGTGTACACCTGAACAAGAGACTTCTGACGACGCAGGATGTAACCGTTCTTGTCGAACGTACCTGCGGGTAGAAGTTGCTTGAAGGAGACACATATGAATGGCCCGATCACAAATGGTTCGAGACCTTCCATCTTGACGACAACCCAGATCCGGCGACCAGGGCGCAGCATGTCTTCCACTGGCCCATGGTCGCCGGTCTTGGCTGCCTCTACGACCGCCGTCAGGAAGGGTTGTTGCCCCTACCTGCCTGGCGCTGAGCGCGCGTGCGTGAACGACGGGGCGTGGCCGCTGCGGTTGCCCGCTTGCCAGTGGTCGTCTTCGATCCTGCCGGACGACCACGACCGCGCCGGGGCGTCTCCTCCTCATCGCCGTTGTCCTTCTTGCTGCGGACTCCGGAGATGACCGAGTTGGCTGCCGCCTCCTCACCGCCGAAGAGATCCTTGACGGTGGCGACGGACTCGCCAACGCGAGCCGCGATCAGTTCCCAGCGGTTGCCATCGACGTTGCGGAGCTTCTTCACGCTCGCCGCCGTTGCCGGCTGCTCGCTGTAGATTCCCGCATCGACCTGGGCACGCGCCCAGGGCATCGCGCCGATGTTGCCGACGGTGACGCCCAACTCGCGCGCCGCCTCGGACTGACCCATCCCAGACTTGGCCAACCTCACGAGCTTCTCGTGGGTGACCGGCTGGGTGTTCTCGGTGTTACGCCTGTTGCGAGGCATAATGCTCCCTCCTATTACGGTTGATGGTACCCAGTACGCCGATTATAGCGCATGGGGTGGTACCCGTCTAGTCATGATTACCAGGGACTTTTGACGGTGGAGTCGTAATGACCTCCGTGCCCCCAGCCTTTTACCGCTGGGGACGCGCGGGTCACCGCAACCTAATGCACTTGAAGTTCGGCTTGATCTTCGCGTTCAAGTAGACGCCGCTCGATTCCGAATACGCGCATCTGACTGCGCGTTGCCGGCTGACACCGACGTAGACGTAACGAGCGCCGCCTTTGAACTCGATGAACATCAGCGGTTGGCCGCCCTTTTCTGGCCAGCCGATGAATCGAATATTCGAGCTATCAATCATCCGGATGACGCAAGGAACTATTCCTTCAGGAGTGGGGATGTCCAGCAGCTGAGTTTTAGGCCATCCATCTTTATTGAGAGGCATCTCTCTGCTCTCTGTCGAGTTTATCGTGACAAGGTTTGCAGACTTCGATCCAGTCAGTCGGATCTTCCCACCTGTACTCAAGAGAGAGATTGTGAAACTCAGTTCCTCGTCTCACTCTAGTTCTGAGATTGGGCAGACGAACTACTCTCGATGGTGGTGTCTTACCACAGCGTTCACAAGTTCCCGTATATGGCTTCAAATCTCTGAGACGTTTATGTTTCAGATCATATCCGGGATCAGGATTCCATCGTGGACTCTTTTCGCCTTTCTTGTTCCACATTCCGTTTCCATCACCCTTGTTCGCTTTGCTAATGGCAGCGCGAGTTTCTGGCGATTGTTCTTTGCCCTTATGAGCCTCGCTCATTTTGCGACGATGCTCATCAGAGAACTTCTTTCCTTTGGGCCATGGCATTACTGATCGCCTCTGCACACTGGCCCTATTCCTAGTTGGCGAGAAGTCTCGTCAGTCAAAGTCCTGCCGCAGACATAGCAGCGGCCGATCTCGCGCCCGAACCTGGGGCCAGCATCCGGATCCGCTTTGATCGCGTCCAGGACACGCTTGATCTCCGAGATGTTACCAATCGGGTAACGAGTATCGGATGCCCACACATCGACGAACACCTTGGAGTGTCCGTTCTTGACGCTGTAGAACATCAGCGTGCCGTCATCCTTCTCGACGGCATAGCGTCCGTCTTCAACGCCAGCGAGCGCGACATTCGTCTTCTTCTTCCACGGCAACGCCACCAGCGTCTCGATGACAGTGCTGGCGCGCATCTTCGGAATAGTTGCGAAGTCGGCGGTTTGGAGCCAGTTCTGCTGCTCCTCGGTGAGAGAGTCAAGATCCTTACCTTGAGCAAGAGCATCGAGGTAAGCGACCTGCTTCTCATTAGCCAACGGGCCGGTGGTGGGCCGGAACTGCTCCGGAACCTCCGACCTTTTGGTCGTTCTAGGCATGGTACCCTCCTTGACTGTGCTCGGTTATCCGAACACGAGGCCACCCGTCATTACACGGGTGACTTCCTGCTCAGTTGACCGGATCGACCTCAAGAATCTCGCGGTCGTCAGACCAATCGACATCCGTACCGTCGAAGTCTTCGAACTCCGCAGCATCTTTGGCGTCGTCTTCGTCTTCGGCATAGATGTAGATCGTGACTATGCCAGTGACCTGCATCTTGACTTTGTACTCTTGCTCGTCAGGCACGTTAGTCCCTTCCGAAGCCAAGAGGCAGATCCGCGCCCTCAGCTTCATCGATTGCTCTCTCAGTGTCGCCCCCAAGGAGCCGTTGCTGCTACGCCGACACTACTTGTTCAGCGACTTGCCACTGCTTCTTACACCCTTGCTCGGATTGACGCTGATGTTCGCTTTGGCGCCAGCCGAGCTTCCGGCCGTCCTGGCTCCCATGTCGATCTTCCGACTTGCGCGAACAACCGTTCCGCCGCGAGTTGCTCCTGAGATCGGGAACTCTGCGTACATGAACTCGCGGTTGATCTTGACCTGATCACGCAGAGCGATCTCCAGACCGGAGCCAACCGACTTCACTGACTCGTTCCTCATAGCGTGCAACCGCTGTCCAACTTCGGCTGCGAATCCTGCCGAGAAGTTGCGCCTGAACGTCTTCCAGTGATTGTAGTTCTGCGGGACACCGCGCACCTTGCACTCCTTGCGATAGTACCGCAGCATCGAGTCGCGAGCTTTCGTGCGCTCCATGTCTGTGTTGAACCCAGCGGCCTGCATCGCCTCGCCGGTCTCATCCCAGCCGATGCCAGCCTCGCGGAACAGCACGAGGTTATCGAACATCGACTTGAGTGGATCGGCTTTCGGATGCGTAGACTCGACCAACTGAGTCATCAGCGACGAGAACAGCAGAGTCATGTAGCCGAGGTCAGCTTCGGTTCCAATAACCGGAACCTTACAGCTTTCCCATGTTCTACGAGTATGACTGTAGTGCTGCTTGTGGATGACGATGACGCAGTTCGCGTGCCGAGCCACATCTAGGAACAGAGACCAAAGTGCGTCGCTGATCTCCGGGAATGGCCCGGACTCAAACGCGAAGCTGTAGTCGAAGTCGTGGATGATTGGCGTCCGCCCGTCAATACGACCGGCATCGTGCTGCGCCAACTCCCAAAGCTCGACATTGTACTTCATCATCAACTCGTCGGCCTTGGCCATGAAGACTGCGCGCTCACCTTCGAACTCGGTGCTCTCAGCCTTGGCCAAGAGTCCCTGGATCTTGGAGAGCAGGTCGTCTTTCTGGATCGTGCTCATCTGGTACCCTCCTTTTGGGGTAAGACACTATGTACCATACATAATGTCTGGGCCACCCGGTGGTGTTCCGGGTGACCGAGGCATTACACCTGGCCAAGCTCCCAGATCGTCACAGGATTGTGACAGGCAGGAGCATTGTGATACGACATCAGATCCATGCCTTCCCAGATCAGTCCGTAGGCGATGCCGCCGTTGAACTGATTGTTATACTGGACGATCTTCACGCACCGCATCGAGTGCGGATTGCCCGGCTCATCCCAGCCGTCATCTGCAATAACTTGATCGACGACCTCGCGACTATTGACGGTAGTCATTACGTCCTCTCGTTCAGGATACCATTTTCGATCAGAAATGTCTTGTAGATCGGGAAGACGTTATTGTATGTCTTCTTCCCAATCTCGACATTGTGTTTCTTCAGGATCACGACAGCCTGCTTCAGCGGTGACAACCGCCAGCGTGGGCCATCCGGGTGCTCGACTATCATCTTCATCTTGAAGTAGACCTGAAGATAGACGAACGCTCTGATCTCATGAGGCTGGTCGAGGATGAACCCTTCGCCACTCATGACTCATACTCCTGTAGTTTGACGACGAGTGCATCGTGCTTCTCGGCTAGGTACAGCAGAGCCGAGCGTACATCTTGCAACGCTCCAAGGATGATCTCAGCCTCGTCCCAGTTCAGACTTGAGCTAGGACTCTCGGCCATATCCGAGATCGAGCCGATCACGCCATCAAGGTTATTGATGTCGCTTACGACCGACGCAGGAATGTTCCGGATGGTGAACTCTTCATCCTCTCCATTCATGTGCTCATCGCTCCGTGCTCGTCGATCCCACCGATGATAGGATTGCCAGTCGTGTACTTGATCTGTACGGACATATAACCTTCCGGCAGACCAAGACCGCCTCTCTGGACGATGATCTCCTCGACCGAATGACCCTCAGACAGATCGACAAGCTTACGCGCTTGCGCCATCGTAAGGTGGTCGAGTGCTTGTGGCGTCATTTTGATGACGACCATACGGTACCCTCCTTTTGGTTTAGAGCCTACACCACGCAGACTCCGACCGTCTCTCCATGAGAGACGGCCGCAACCTAGTTGGTGTCCTTCTTCCATGCTCGGTCGCTTGCGCGCTTCTGGGAACGCCTGGCGGCTTTCTCAGCCTTGCGCATAGACGACTTGAGGTTGCCTGAGCCATGCAGGATGAACTTACCGCGCTTCATCGAAGCGGCTCGCATTCAGGGCAGAACTCACGATGGGCATCGTCGTGCAGCCCTTGCATGTGAGCATCCGCCATGTCTGCGATCTCGTCGTCCATGTTTCTTGCACTTGGGACGATCTCTGTTGAGCCGAAGTGGTGCTCATAGCTGCCGGCTTGGGCATGAATGAACACACCAGGCTTCCAGCCCATCCGCTCGCACTTTCGCTTCATTGCTGCGACACTGTCATCGAACTGCTCGACGGTGCCACCGACCATGACGAATCCGACGTACTTGTCGCCGTTTCCCCAAGTGTCTGTGATGCCGAACGTCGAGGCCATCGGCCTCTTGGCGATCCTCATCTTCCAGGGTTTCCGAGCTTCGCTGCTGATGCAGGCGACAACCTCGGTATCCGGATTGGGATCGATTTGAACGCGGTTACTCATTGGGTACCCTCCTTTCGTACATGTTCGGATCACCCGAACACGAGGCCCCACCCAGTGGATGGGACTTCCTGCTCAGCTGATGACCTTGCTGTTGTTGGAGAGAGCGATATTGAAGAGCGGAACGAACTTGTACTTTTCCACCGGGCTGGCGACGATCCAGACCATCTTCTTCTTGGTGCTGGTGCCGTCCTTATGGTGGATTTGGCTCATCTTCTCTTGCTTCTCAAGCTTGAGCTGGACGCCATCGATCTCGATGGTCTTCTTGCCGGCCAACCAGGCTGAGCGGATCAACTCAACTGAAGACTTATCAGTCGCCATCAGTCAACCTTCTTCGACCAATTGCTGTTGTCGTCGTTCTCGGGCTCATACTTGTGGAGCATCGCTTCGATCTCTGCGACTACTCCCTCATGGAACGCGGTCTCATAGACATCGAGCAGATGCGGCTCGCCATCGTCGCCGTAGCGGTCGAGTTCTTCCATGCAGACTTGTTCCCAAGTGGGATCGTCTGCCCATTCGCCGCTGACTCGCGGCATCGGAAGCATGTCCATGATCTCAGGATCGATGTTCTCCATACCTTCCATGATTCTCTTGAGGAACTCGTACGGATTGTCCGTATTCCCATCGACCATCCAGGTTGCGGCGTTTTTGCCGTCCTGCTCACCGCGCTCGGCGATGATCGCGTCGTCTTTGTCCTCGGACGTGTCTGCGATCCTGCCTGACAACTCTTCGTGATGCTGATGGTACGCAAAGAGGAGATGCTGGTGAAGAATCGAGATGTCCGAGATGCTGGCGAAGTGCAAGAAGTTCTGTACAGCAACGCCAACTTCCTTCGATGAGACAATAAAGCTGCCGGCATCGTGGTCGATTGCGTGAACAACTCGGCCATCATCCATGACTTCTTCGCTGTAGATTGCGAAGACCTTCATTGGTACCCTCCTTTGTTCGGCCGTGCTTGGCTTATCCGAGCACGAGGCCCAGCGCGCGATGCTTTGCGTGCTGGACTTCCTACTCAGCTAGTCCGCGTCGAACTTAGTAATGTAGAGTTGCTTCTTGATTCCGAAGAACTCCATCATCTCTGCCGGAGCGCGCTTGGCGTACAGTTGGCGCTTCGTCCAGATTGTATAGCCGGTGCCGAAGCCGGACGGCATGAAGTTGTACGGCTGTCCGCTCAGCAACGTCTTGCTCACCTTTGTTCTTGTCTCTGGCGTTACCGAGAACGGAATGCCCGGAACAGAAGTTGAGACAGCGATGCGCTTCAGTGACTCTGGAATCCGCTCCGTGATGTAGCGGTGGATCGCTTCGTTGGCTTCGTCACTTGGACTCACGTACGGCTTCGGTGTGAACTTCAACGGATTGCTGATGTAGAAGCTGTCATCGACGCCGTAGCGGTCGTATGAGCGACGGATCTTGTCCGGGGCCATGAAGCTAACATGACCATCGGCCAAGAAGTAGTCGTTGCGATCACCGGAGAAGTTGATCTCGATAATCGTCCAAGGAGCTTTCATCTGGGTGAGGTACAAGCTTTTGAACTTCTTCTTTGTCCAATCGTTGACCTCTTCCCTGACTTCACTTACAAAGCCCTTTGGAACCACGATTTCACGGATCAACGTATCCGGCTTCGGAACAACCGGCTTGATGTTCTTAGCCGTCATTCCGTCACCTGGTCGGCCGTGACCCAGAGTTGACCTTTGCCGACGCCGAGCGTTGTGTACTGCCGGTAGCCGCGCCAATGTCGCGCGCAGCCATTCGCCCACGGGCCCATACTCGTTTTGAAGTCGTACGGGCCAGGAACGAACTCGTCATCTTCCATCTGGCAGAAGTTGCAGTTGGGAATGCGATCGACAAGAATGACCTGATGGGGGATGAGCTTGAGCTTAGTCATGCTAGTCCACCACCCATCCGTCATCGAGAAGAGCATCGACGTTGTCGTACGTCTTCAGCTTGCCACCACCAGGCAGTTCGCCAAAGATCGTCGAGTTGCTCTGGATGGTCAACTCTGCGTTCTCATCGATCATCTGCATCCCAGCCGCTAGCACTGCCGTCTCGATGCCTACGTCTTGCGACTTAGCGCGACGCTTGATCGGGAGCAGCAGATGCGGCCACCTGTATGGATCGAGGATCATCTCACGATGCTCCTCGCGTGTATGACCTGTCCAATCCTTTGGACTCGTCATTTTGGTACCCTCCTTTTGGTTTTGTACTAGGATCTCCTTTTGGACTGATGTCCGGCATGGGACAGTGATGTTCTGTCCCTGCCGCGCATCAGTGTGACAAGAAGAACAAGATTGCGTCGATGACCTCGCGCGCTTCACCGATGTTGTCGCTGTTGATGATCGCCATCCTGGGATTGCTTTTGCCATCCAAGATCGGCTTGTCCCAGTTGAAGACGTTGTGGTTCCGCTGGAAGTGGAACTCCATCGTCAGTTGAGATGTGTATGGCGTTGACTCTTGCTCGATGAAGTGGATAACGCCGCAGTTGCTGGCGCTCCATTCCGCGACCAACTCGTAATCCAAGCTGTTGGCGGATGACTCCAGATCCTCTATGAACTTCTGCTGGAATGTTTTCATTGGGTACCCTCCTTGTTTTCATGCACCATGTACCCAAGCTTATCTCGGGCACAAGGCCGCTCGCCGTGTTGCTTGTTGGTGAGCGACCTTCTGCTCGCTACGCCTGCTTGGCGGCTTGGAGCATCGCAACACCGAGCGAACCAAGGTTGCTCGTTGTGCGGATCTTGACCACGATCTTCTTCTTGGTCATTGCGGTACCCTCCTTGGGGTTTGTTCTATGCGTACTCGGTTGAGCACGAGACCGCATCCCGTGTTGCTGGTGGGATGCGATTTCCTACTCAGTTGCCTGTTTGTTCCTTTGATTCGCGCAGAATGACGATTCCCTTCTGCCTTGCTGCGTGGCGCTCGTTGGCGAACTCGTCGTTGATGAACGCCAACTTCTCCCAGACGTTGACGACACTACCCTCTAGTGCCTTGAGGGCATTGGCGACGACGCAAGCGAGGTACAACTTGTTCTCCAACTCGATGGCGATGCCGGCTGCGTCCGCGATGGCGTCGTCCAAAGTCTTGTTCTCTGGCTTGGGGTCGAAGCGCAGCGTCTCCTTGTTGTAGCCAAGTTGAGCATTCCATTCCTTGGCCACTTCGGGGTAGTCGCCATCCTCTTCGTAGATCCCATCGGACTCGCCGCCCCAATCCATTCCGAGGTCAGCAGCGACCCACATAGCCGCGACGAGTGGGATGTTCTTGTAGCCGTAGGCCGTTGGGAACCATCCCATCTCTTCGTTGAACCGCTCGGTCTCTTCCTTGGTTTTGACCTCGCGGCCATCGCCAATGAACTCGACCTTGGACAATGTGTCCAAGCAGCGGTTGACGAAGGACATCGCTTCGCTATTGAAGTCGTATCTCATTTCGGTACCCTCCTTTGGGTTTTGCTTTTGTTTCCGTACCGATTGGCACGAGGCCATCGAGCGTAATGCTTTTTGCTCGATGACTTCCTACCATCAGCGGCGGATTGTGAATCCGATGATCGTCGCGAACACAATCGGGATTGTGGAAACAATCGCGATTGCTGACTGATTGACTGTTGCGCTCGCTGCTGCGTTGAGCATGATGAGCGCGAGTCCGATGAGCGCGAGTCCGATGAGGACGAGCCCGATGCTTCTCGTTTGGGCGGTCATCGCTTGGCCGTTCTTCTCGCCTTGAGATCGGCGTAGAACTTCGCATCGGATTCTGTCTTGATGCGCTTGATCTCCTTGCGCGCTTCCTTGATCTTTCGCAGCGTTTGGCGGTAGTTCGTGATGACTTCGTTGGCCATGTTCTCATGGAGCCAGCCAAGGCCGTTGCCGTCGTTGGCCTCTTCCTTGGCCTTGATGAACTCCTCGATGCGGTTCTTGATGACCGTCTCGATTTGGATCAGATCCAAAGCGTCGAGGACAAGTTCGGTTTCGATGTACTCTGATTGTGCCACGGGTTGGTACCCTCCTTGTGGTTTGGTCGGGGTATCCGACCGGCGCGGGATGCGCTACTCGCTCACATCCCCGCCGCTCGAAAGCCGTCCATGTTCCGAACACTTCTTGCCGGTTATCGCCGTTCTCGGACATCTGTTGCCTCCCTTGATAATCGTTACAAGGTAGGACGTGTTGTCCTTCCGCTTCTTGCGGAATGTGATCTTCTTGCCGTTCGAGATGTGGTCGCATTGGCGAAGCGGGAAGGTGTTTGGTGATTTTGCCTTCCGCCCAAGTCCGCGCGTCTCAAACTCGGATAGTCCCGAGTTGCGGAAATGGTTTCTTGCCATTTCCTTGTTTCGACGACGTTGTTCTCTCGTCTTATGATCCATTGCTGTTTCCCTTCCCTTTGGGCGGGCGGGGTTATCCTCGCCTCATCTAGCGTCGTCGCGGTTGGAACGTTGGACGGCGCTCGATGAGGCGACGGGGTTTGTCTTCCCCGCCGCCCCGCCGTAAGGAGGGGGTACCATTATATAGTTATCAAGCTACGATGGGGATTTGCGATTGCCCCGTTCTCATTCCTACCGTTGCCCCGGAGAGCTTGCCGATTTCTCTACTCGGTACCGTCCGCCGACGCTAGTTCGGGGGATCGGTCTCTACGGGCGTGGACGCGACGGGCGAACCATTGAGGATACTCTCCCGGACTCTTGTCTATATCCTTGAGGATTTCTCTATTAGGATCGCCCAAATGCCGCCGTCCCTCAAGTTGTTGCCTCGCAGCCATACCGGTTACCATCTCCTCGATTCGCTCGTCCGTATCGCGCGCCCGCCGGATCGCTCTCGCGACCCGGCCTCCGCTTTGTCCCATTGTCCGTTCTAGCTCCTTGAACGTTGGGCCGGACTCGGATGAGAAAACGAGCGCGACTCATCCTAGCTCGCGCTCGTTCAAATCCCGGATTTTCAAAGTTCGCCCGCTCCGTCGTCGGCCGCCGGAGCGGGGGACGGGAGCGGCTATCGAGGTACCCCTCTATTCTACCGGAGCGCGGTTGGTGCCGTAGGGTCGGTTAGGGTGGGAAATAGTTGGGTATTTAGTTGGGGATCTCCTTTTGTTAGTATTTGGTTAGAGTTTTATGTAGTATTTTGTTAGAGTTTTATGTAGGCTCTCTTGATTTTTGAAATGGTGTTTCGTTTTTGGTGCTTTTTTGTGTTGTTTTTATGTGCGTGGTTTGGATTTGTGTTTGGAGATGCGGCTCGGGCTTGAGTTGGAGAAAATGGGCGGAACCGGCAAAATTGAGATGGACTTTTGTTTTGAACCTCCTTAGGGACATTCATCGGGTTGTTTTTGCTCAAAAACGTGCTGATTTGAGTTGTTAGAACACGTGAAAGTACGCTTGTCTTGAGTTGTGAAACGCTTACAAGATGTTTTGTGTTGAAAAGTAGTTTTTAGGAGATCCTCAACTCATGACATCTACAACATGCACCATGTTTTCAGGCTTAGCTTTGAATTGACTTGGGCATGCACCAACACACATGCAACATGCACCAACTTTTTGAGCTTTGTATTGAGTTGAGTTGGGTTGAGTTGAATTGTTTTGAGTTGGAACTGTCTTGAGTTGGAATGGTTTGAGCGCCGAACAATACAAGCGCGCAAGACAATTCCAAGACAAAACAAGTTCAAGACAAAACAATTTCAAGTTCAAACAATTCGACCTCAAATCAATCCTAAACTCCCTAACTAAACTCTAAGGCGGCCCTAAGGTTCGGCGCGCTACGATAGTCGTATCGACTAACGGAAAGGGCGCCCGGCGGATCCGGCGCGCCCGGAAAGGTACTAATCGCTACCTACGACCTCCCTAAGCTAAAGGCTCTCGCCGCCGCCGAGTACGACCGCGACGCGGCCGACGCCGGTACGACGTTCCCGTACTCTCCTTCGCGCGCGGTCTCCGCTATCGCGAAGAAAACGAACCTCCGGAAGCCGTACCTTCGAGGTATCGTCGATCCGATCTACTTCCGGGCGAACGGTCTCGCCGCTCCGCTCGATGTCTCCTCTCGCGCGGCGGACGCTGCGCCTACCGTCGCGTCGATCCGCGCGGCCGTCGCGAAGCGTCGCGACGCGGGCGGAACCCTCGGACGGTGGGATACGCTCTCCGCGTCTCTCTCCGCCGCGCTCGGCCGTCGCGTCTCCGAAGCCGCGACGAAGGGGTACTACGACGCGGCGCGCGGCGAGGGAGCCGCGACGGAGGGAGCGTCGTATACCGGACGCGGAACCCGGATCGGCGCGCCGCTCTCGCGCGAAAGCGCGACGGCCGAGGTCGATTCGACGCTCGGCTAGCCGCCCGCCGGAGCGCCCGCCGGAATCCTCCGGCGGGACTCCGGCGTTGCGGTGCTGGGGTTTTGCACGGCAATCAACTTTCATCCATATCGCACAAACTGCGGCGCCCACAAAAAACCATCGTACCGGGTCGGGCGCGCCCCTACGCGCGCGAACCTATCGCCAACTACTATATCGCCGCCGCGACCCTCCCCAACCCCTCGCGCGTACGAGTCCGCGCATGCGCCTACGGAAACCGTTTCACCGGGTCGGGCGCGCGCGTAAGGGTAGACGCATGCGCGAGCGCGACACCGGAGCAACTATCGGTTGTCGCGGGCGGGCGCGCTATAGTAGTTCGCGCCTATAGACTTTCAAACCGAAATCGGCTATACTCGACCGACCATCCCCGTAAGGGGATGATTTCTCCGCAAACAAACAAGCTAAAGGAGAGCACAATGCCAAGGACACGCAGAACAACCCCCACCCAGACCACCGCAGCCAAGCAGCCCAGCCAAGAGAACTTACATTACTTGGCAGGAGTCTTTGAGGCAACAAGGACTCTAGCGGGTGTAAATGTAAACTCTGCTGTCGCCATCTCGCGTTCATCAGACTGGGCCAAGTTCATGGAGCAGACTTTTGGGCAACAGGGTTCCGCTTCAAGCTTTGTCGGTGGGAAGAGTGGAAGGACTTGGTGGGGTTGGTTCCCAAGTCTTCAAAGACGGCTCGATCTCATCATCATGCTGCAGAAGGCAGATGTAGCTCGCGCAACAACATCAGATGAGTTCGAGAAGTTCAAGAACCAGATTCAAAAAGCCATCAACAACCAGCAGGTTGATGAGAATCTCCCGGATAACGGATGAACCCGCTAATAGCGGGATTTCATTACTAGCGCCCAGCGCCGGTCTCTAGTAGAATCGAGCTACGCTCCGGGCCTGGGGCCAGCGGATGTTTGTTAGCCGCACCCATCCGCTGGCGGCACGTGGGGTGCCGTCCAGGCCCGGAGCGCCAACAGCCAAACACCAAAAGGACAAACAACCATGGGAGAGATTGCCAAGTCCCTCTTGATGAAGATGTGCGCAGAGGCCAGCGTGGAAGCTGTCAACGACCTTCTTCATACCAGCCAGCTGCTGGGTGGGCTTGCCAAGGCCATCATGACCGAGCCAGACGCGGAAGGAATCGTCAACCCGGAGCAGCTGATTGAAGCCGCAGCCCGCTGCATAGATGCCATCGAGGTAATCGTGGAGGCGTGCCGGCCGCGAGATCATGACCTCAGCGAATGGGAGCAGACCGACCTGCACAACGACATGATGGATGTCAGAGGCAAACTGGACGACCTTCGCAGCCAACTGTTCAAGATTCCAAAGGAGGACAGCTAGCAAAATGGACGTAGACTTCTTCCACCGCACAAACACAGGCGCTGCCAGCGAGCAAGCAGAGACAGCCTTGAGTGTTGTCCGGGTCGAGACCACAACAATGTCCGACGACGGGCAACAGTTCCGCTTGATGATGCTTGACGCGGACGACAGCTTTGACTTCGTTGTCCAGTGGCCGGACGGCGAGCGCGAGATCGTCTGGAGCTTGGCCAGAGAGCGCGAGGGGCAGTCATGACGCAAGATTTAGTCATCGGCATCCTCTTGGCCGTTTTGGTCGTGGCAATCTGGCTGGGCCTGCGAAGGAATCCATGATACCTGTACTATGTTCACGGTGCTGGCGTCGAGCGAAGTTCAACGTGGCGATGCTCGTCTGGTACTGCCCGATCTGCAACATGTCCATTACAGCTGAGGAAGTCTATGAAGGAATGAACAAGCGATGAGGGGGATCTTCGCAGTTGACCCTGGCGAGAGTACCGGCGTCGCCTGGGGCATCTTGAACGAGAAGCACCGGGGTACCGCGCTGGAGGCCGTGGCCCAGCGCATGTACTCAAGCAGCCTCACCTTGACGGGAACCGAGCCAGAACAAATCAGAGATTTGTACGCATTCTGGACGGGCTTCAAGAAGTCCTGTGTTCAGGCGCACCAGATGCTCCCAGAGACCATCGACCTCGTGATCGAAGACTTTGTCTTGTTCCCCGGAGAGAAGCCGGGCAGGTCAACCACGACACCTGAGCGAATCGCCTGGGGCTTTGAGGGCTACAGGATGGCGATGTTTGATCACTGGCGCGCTCGTTGGCCTAAGCACTACACGCCAATCTCATGGCAGAAGTCCGGCGGCGCAAAGAGGTTCTCCACGCAAGCAATCTTGAAGGCCGCAGACGCCTGGGTTGTAGGCAAGGAGCACGAGCGCAGCGCATTTGCACATATGGTCTTGCGCACGAACATCCTCATGAACAACCAGATCCCGTAACGCTGGTCAGCGTTACGCTGGGTAGCGTTCCGCCCGTAACGCGCCTAAGCGTTACGCGCGCGTATACGCGCGTCCGCGCGGAGGATGTGCCGGAAAGCTTGTCTACAACCTCGAATCGATCTGCCCTTTACGCGAGCGGGAGAATGCGCTAGACTCCCGCCCGTGGATCCCAACGACCCGACGCTACGCATCTTGCCCGTGGAGGGGCTGCTGTACCGAGACCCTGAATGGGAGGTCTTGCAGCGAGGAGCGGCGGACATGGGTGAGGGCAGACAGTTCTGGTGGGATCCCATTCACGGATGGGTTGCACATCAGGGCCCAATCGTGACGGTCTCGATTCCTCCAGATCACACGCACCCATACTGAGATGCCGCCCAAGTACCGCAGCATCAAGAAGCAGACGGTACGAAACCAACAGAGGAAAGACCAACGCAAGATGTCGATCTGCGGCGCTCTCACTAACGCAGGCGGCGAGTGCAAGCAACCGGCCGGAGCGGGTACCAATCATCTGGGTGTCGGCCGTTGTAGCCACCACACAGGCAACGCACCCAACACGCGCAAGAACGCGATCATGCAAGAGGCCGTTGTCTTCATGGGCGCGCCAAAGGACATCAATCCTCTGGACGCAATTCTCTGGTGCATTCGGATCACGGCTGGCGAGGTCGAATGGCTGAGCACCGAGATCGCGAAGGTGCCGATGGAGCTTTGGATCGAGCAGACGTACGTGGGCAAGCAGATGAACGTGTTACAGCGATCCCGAGCCGACGCGCAGGATCGCCTGGTGCGGTACAGTCGAGATGCGGTACAACTTGGACTGGCGGAGCGCGCGGTACGGCTGGCCGAAAACTTTGGCGCTTTGATTGCGCGTCTGCTGGAGAACATCGCAGCAGAGTTGGAGCTAAGCCGCAAGCAGAAGGAGATGTGGCCAAACATTATTCGTCGGCAGCTGATCTTGCTGGAGGGCGGTACACCGCCGCACGAGATCATCGAGGGAGAGGCAGTCGATGCCGACGAAGCGGCAGCGTAACATTCACAAACCGCCCAACTTCGTCTATGACGCGAAGCTGCCGGCGGGCACGATTGACGCAGCGATGCGCTACCTCTTCCCTGAACCAGCGCCGTACCTGGACACGGCTGGCGCTTGGGTGCGCGAGGTTCTGAAGGAGGACATCTGGTCGAAGCAGGAGGAGATCTGCCAGTCCGTCGTGGACAATCGCTACACAGCGGTCAAAGCGTGCCACGGGCCAGGGAAATCTTTCATTGCTGCGAGGATCGGCTGCTGGTGGATCAATGTGCATGAACTCGGAGATGCATTCCTTGTCACGACAGCGCCGTCCTGGCCACAGGTACAGGCGATCTTGTGGCGGGAGATTCGGCGGGCCTGGCGCAAGGGACGGTTACCGGGCCGCATTACCCTCGAATGCCAATGGTATATGGGCGAGGGGAGGAGCGACGAAGAACTGATTGCCATGGGCCGGAAGCCCGCCGATTACAACGAGCAGGCATTCCAGGGTCTTCACGCGCGCTACATTCTGATCGTGATCGACGAGGCCTGCGGAGTTCCGGAGACTCTTTGGACAGCGGTGATGACGCTGATGACGAACGAGAACGCTCGCGTGCTCGCGATTGGGAACCCAGACGATCCAGGTTCGCACTTCGCGCAAGTTTGTAAGCCTGGCAGCGGCTGGAACGTGATCTCGATCAATGCGTTCGACACGCCCAACTTCACCGGCGAAGAGGTCAGCCCAGCGCTTCAAGAGAACCTGGTGACGCCGATGTGGGTTGAAGATCGACGGCGTGATTGGGGTGAAGGATCCCCACTCTGGCAGGCGAAGGTACTTGCTGAGTTCCCTGACATCAGCGACGAGTACCTGATCACGCCGTCGATGATCCAGCAGGCCATCGACTGCGACCTGCCCGGAATCGAGAAGGGACGCTATGGCGCAGATGTGTCGAGGATGGGAGTGGATAAGACGGTTGTGTACCGTAACAGGGGCGGCGTGATTCGGTACGTGGATAGTTGGGGCATGACCGACACGATGAAGACGACCGGGAAGTTCAAGCTCATCCTCGACCAGCACCACCGCACGAATCGGCCCAACATGGTCATCGATATCATCGGGCTGGGATCTGGCGTCTTCGACCGGCTGCGCGAGATGGGCTACCCATGTACACCCTTTACGGGCGCGGAGAGAGCTTACAGACCGGACAAGTTCAAGAACCGGCGCGCCGAGGTCTACTGGACTTTTCGCAGCAACCTGGAGGATGGGAACATCGACCTGGATCCGCTCGACCTGGAGCTACAGGAGCAGCTTCAGAATATCAAGTGGTGGGTTGATTCCTCCGGCCGCATTCAGATCGAGTCCAAAGAAGACATGCGCGACCGTGGCGTCAAGTCACCAGACCGCGCAGACGCCTGCGTCTACTCAACCATTCATTCCGGGCCTCTGGTCGTTCAACCGATCAGCCAAGGGAGCATCGCTTCCGACCTACTCACAATGGAGATGTAATGACGACACAGGAACAGGTCGATCAGATCAAGTCGGATGTCCAAGCTCTCCAAGCCGCGAGCGCGGCGGCAGCTGACCAGATCGCGGTGCTAACCCAGAACATCCTCGATCTCCAAGCGGGCACGATCACAGACGATCAAATCTCGAATCTGCACAACGCGCTACAGGGCGTGACGTCCGAGTTGGTCACAGCTGTCGAGCAGTCGCAAGAGGCGCTCAATCCATCTGAGCGAGGCGAATGACCAACTGGTGGGAAGCTCCGTACAAGGGCGGGCCGATGGTGGCCGTGAGGGGTTTCCCACGTCCACTCTACCCACCTGACTCGGCACCCGGACACAAAGCCTCAATTGACGGCCCAGATGTCGAGGCGTACAAGCGCACTGTATCGCGCGCTGGACGTTGGAAATGGCAAGCGTTTGATCAGCAGTTCAGTAACGCTTTCAGCCACGGAAAGTCCGGCGATGTCATCGACACCGGCATCGCCGGTATCCAGCGGCAGCAGAACATGGAACCTGATACCGGCTGGGTAGGAGAGAAGACGTTCAACACGCTGCGGTCAATCAAGGTACCCATTGGACTGCCCCACGCGGGTGAGATGGCGATGGATGCTCGCGCCGTCGAACTAGTGAACGCGGCATGGGATAAGTTCAAGGGGAAAGAGCCTGCGCCGTCGCCACCCCCAACCCCTGGTAGTGCGGCGCAGGCTCGACTTACCAAAGCCATCGCCGAGATCGGCACCAAGGAGTCTCCTCCCAACTCAAACCAGTGTAAGTACACCGAGTGGTACAACATGATCGGCCCTTGGTGTGCAATGTTCTGTACATGGTCTGATCAACTCAGCGGCGTTCCGACCAATAGCTTCAAGAAGGGATCCAAGTACGCCTACGTTCCGTACATCGTCAGCGACGCGCGCATGGGGTACAACGGACTCTCGGTCACGAGCGATCCGAAGCCTGGCGATCTTGTCTGCTTCGACTGGGACTGGGATGGCGAGTATGATCACATCGGTCTGTTCGAGAAGTGGACAAGCGGCGTATCTTTCCAGGCCATTGAAGGGAACACGTCTAGCTCTAACAACTCTAACGGCGGCGAGGTAATGCGTCGTACGCGGAACAAGACTTACCAGGGAACAGTGTTCGTCCGAGTAAAGGAGTGAACATGCAAAGATCCTGGACAGCTACAGAACTCTTCGTGCTAGCAATAGCGGTCATCCTTCTGATCGAGTTGATCCATACCTGGTAATGGCGCGCCCGAAGACAAAGACGAGTACCGGTTCTGCGCCGCCAATCTCTGAGCTTGGTTCAGTTCTCAACGGCAACTTTTCTCCGGCCGGGATGGCTCCGTGGATCACCTGGGTCGATGTCGAAGAAATGGTACCGCAGTTGCGCTGGCCAATGTCCGTTCGGACGTACAACACGATGAGGACAGACTCGCAGATCGCTGCTCTCTACGACGCGACCCTGCTGGCGATTCAGAAGATGGAATGGTTGATCGATCCGAACGGCGCTGACCAGGCAATTGTCACGAAACTTTCGACCGACTACAACATCCCGATCCTCGGACAGAAGACGGATAACATCAAGCGCGGACGGCTCAAGAATCGGTTCAGCTTTCGCAACCATCTGCGGCTCGCGTTCAAGGCCGGGATCTACGGTCACTACTACTTCGAGCAAGTTGGCTACATAGGTGACGGCCGTAACGGACGGCCTGATGACGGTTTGTGGCATTTGCGCAAGCTCGCGGAGCGTCCACCCACCACTATTCAGGAGTTCCGCGTAGCCGACGATGGCGGGCTGGTCTCGATTGTACAAAACGTTGTTCAACCGAACGCAGCTTCTTTCCAGACTCCCATTCCGGAGATCCCTGTTGATCGTCTTGTCGCGTACGTTTGGGACAAGGAAGGTGCGAACTGGGCCGGTCGTTCTTGGTTCCGCGAGTGCTACAAGAACTGGTTGATCAAAGATCGTCTCCTCCGCATCGACGCGATCAACCACGAGCGCGCCGGTGGTGTCCCCTATATCGTCGCGCACCCAGGCGCAACAAACGATGAAATCGACGAGCTAAACAAGATGGCGCAAGCGTTTCGTGTGGGAGACACCGCTGGTGGCGCAGTTCCTGCTGGGGCCAAGTTCGATGTCGCGCGAGGTCTACAGAGTTCTGTCATTCAATCCGTTCAATACCACGACGAAGCGATGGCCCGTAAGTTCATGCTGATGGTCATGCAGTTGGGTCAGACTCGCACCGGCTCGCGCGCGCTCGGGACGACATTTGTAGACTTCTGGGCTGCGGGAATGGAATCAATTGCCTGGTGGTTTGCTGACATCTTCAACGAGCACGTTGTCGAGGATGACATCGACTGGAACTATGGAGAGAATGTAGATCAGGTACCGCTGCTTGTGTTCGACTTCGATCCAGAGTTGGTAATCGCGGATCTCGTTCAGATGATTCAAACGGGAGGGATCATCGTAGACGACGAACTGGAAGCGGCGATTCGCAAAGAAATGCATCTGCCACCTGCGCAGCATCCTCGGCCGACTCCCGCGCCTCTGCCTCCTTCAGCTGGAGTGCAGGAGATGCCGCCGCCACCCCTTGATCCAAATCCACCAGCACCAGTACCGGCCGCTCTGCCTCCGGGCAAGCCTGCGCCGTCAAAACCACCGCCCAAGCCTGCGTCCAAAAGCAGTTCAAAAGGGACAGGGACGCAGTGACGGCGGCGGCCACCCGCCAGAGGTTGCTCCCTCCCGGTAATGGCCGCCGCCGCCGTCCAACAAAGGAGGTAATGTATGGCTAGGAAGGGAGCAGGCCCAAAGCCCAAGGCCGCGAAGTCGCGGGCCAAGGGCAAGACGAACAACCCGAAGTTCGGTAAGTCGCCACCTGCTGGTCAGGTCGGCAATCCCATAGGGCCGTTCGGATCAGGGATGAACGTCGGCGGTCTCACCGACCGCCAGGTACGGACGAATCAGTTTGCCCAGGGGTCGATGCTTCACAAGCAGCTGCTGGCGGACAAGAGCACCGGTATCAAGACGCCGGGAATGAAGGCGGCACCCAGCGTCAACAAGAAGTCGCAGGGCAAGCTGGCGAAGCCGGTCTCGATGACGGCGACACCTGCCGGCAGCAAGAAGACGGTCATCAGTCCGTCCACGGCTGCGTCGGTGAGAAACAGAGTATCGAGGTAGTCATGGCTGCCAAGTCAAAAAAGGGGATGGGATTCAAGGCTGCGCAGTCGCAGATCGCCAAGAAGCAGGGGATCTCCAAAGATCGCGCTGGAGCGATTCTCGCAGCCAGCACCCGCAAGGCGAGTCCGGCTGCGAAGAAAGCGAATCCCAACCTCAAGAACGTCAAGATGCCCAAGAAGGGCAAGAAGTGAAGTTCCGGCGCGCGATCCGCGCATCTTCGGGAATCGGTACCCCTATCAAGGGTGACGATGGTCTCTGGCGTCTGAATGACGTACCGATTTGCACAACAGGGATCGAGTACAAGCTCAGCACCGGCCCTCATACGTTCACGGAGTCCGAGCTAGCGGCTGCTGTTCTTGCCGCCGATGGTCAGGACATTGCGATCAACGCGCCTCGGATCAAGCTCGGACACCACTCTCAAGCGAACGATTTGTTCCTGGGAGAAGATGAGCCTGCGTTCGGTCGCGTCGAGGGCATGAAGCTCAGCGACAACAAGCAGACCGTGATTGGCAACTACGTCGGAACACCGGAATGGTTGGCCAAGGTTCTGCCGGTCGCTTACCCGGCTCGCTCTGTAGACGCGCAGTTGGGCGTCGAGACGGCGACCGGCAAGAGATACGAAATGGTCATCACCGATGTGTCTCTGCTCGGGATCGTTTGGCCAGGTTGTTCGACCCTGGAAGATCTGCCGCTCTGGTATGGGTCTGAGCAGCCGGAGGGCGTTGTGATCAACGCGGCGCTCGATGTCAAGAAGATCCGTCAGAAGTTTTACAACGAAGGGCCAGGCAAGGAAAAAACATCCTGGTGGATCCGTGGCGAGAAGTTCGACACGGCATCCGGGTTCACCCTCATCGTTGACGAGGGAACCGGTGACATCTGCCGGATCCCCGTCATAGTCGAAAATGATGAGGTATCGTTCGGTGATCCTGTTCAGGTGATCGAACAGTTCACGGACAAGGCGGTTGCGGCGCAGGCCGCGCTCGCTGGGATGAAGGTGGCGGATCCCGCTATCAACATCTATGCTTCACGTTCAGACACTACAGAAGGAGAGGCAATGGACGAGGATCTTCGCCTGAGTCTCGCCAAGCGCCTCGGACTGGCGGACGATGCCACCGAGGAACAGATCAAAGTCGAACTGGCCAAGCCGGTCGGTGAGACACCGCCGCCTCCACCCGATGGCGGCGACGGCGACGATGACGGAGACGAAGGTGACGAGGGCGGCGAGGGTGGCGAGACTCCACCCCCGACCGGCACCGTCACGCTCGACCAGGCGGCATATGAGGAGTTGAAGGCCGGTGCCGCTCTGGCCCGCAAGCACGAGAGCGAGCAGACAACCGCTCGTGTCAGAGAGACGGTCGAAGCAGCAGTCATGGACGGTCGAATCCCGCCCGCGCGCCGCGAGCACTGGACAAAGGCGCTCACGGCTGACTTCGACGGATCCAAGACCGTGATCGACGGTCTGGAGCGCGGTCTTGTGCCGCTGGCTGCTCGTGGTTCGGGCGGGCCTGGTGGCGAAGACGGCGAGACAACGGGATCGGGCGAGGGTCTGCCCGAGGATTGGTTCCCCGAGATCAAGACCATTCGCGCGCAGGCCGAGACGAATCCGCGCGTATTCAACAGCAAGGAGGGGTAGACCGTGGCCAACGATCTCGTCCCCTACAAGGAAGATGGCGACGACATCACCGGATACGCCGTGGCAGCGATCACGGGGAAGCGTGGCGTGCAGATTGCCGCTGCGAAGCCGGTTGGTGAAAAGGCCGAGGGCAACCCCGGCTTGATCGCCTCTGGAACGCCGACAGGTGGCGGCGGTACATACCGAGTAGCCCTTCCCTCAGGAGCGGGCGCAAACGGTGGTGCCGGCAAGATGATCTTCGGCGTCTCCAAGTACGACCAGACAGTGATCGGGAAGCTCGTGGGCATCATTCGCGGGGGAATCGTCCCGATCACAGCTTCAGCCGCTATCACGGCGGGGCAAGGTGTCCAAATCGCAGCGGATGGCACGGTGGTTCCGTTTACCACCGGCGTCATGATCGGGATCGCGTGCGATGACTGTGCGAACGGGGCTGACTGCGAAGTCGCCCTGATCATTGCGTAGAGGGGAGGGGAGATGAAGAACAGAGTCACGTTGGCCGAGGAGATCGTCTGGGTTCCGGGGCAGCCTGGAATCACTCGCGCTCGTGAGGCCATCGAGGCATCAACGTTCCCCAACCCCGTCCAGCACCCGCTGGGCCCGCCGACGGTGGTGGGAACGACAATCACGATGGACATTGCCCTCAACGCTCCGACGCGCATTACTCGGACGTTGATGGATCTGACACTTCAGCGGTTCTTCGCTGACAAGGTGTTCACATCCTCGGGCGGCGTCACCGGCGGCGCGGTCGTTTACGACCAGCTGTTGGCGAACGATCTGTACTCAGACCGCGACATTCAGCGTGTTGCTCCGGGCGACGAGTTCCCGCTCGTTACAAGCTCGCGGCGTGTGCCGTATGTCGCAGAGGTCGAGAAGTGGGGCGGTAAGTTCTTCGTGACGGTCGAAGCTCGTGACCGCAACGATGTCGCAGTCTTCACTCGTAACGTCCGGATGCTGGCGAACACAATCGTCCGGAAGATCAACCAGAGGGCCGTCGAGGTCTTGGAGGCAGCTGTTCAGGCGTCTCCGAACCGGCTCGTTACCGGCGTCAACTGGGCAACGGTCGTCACGGCCGGTGCCTCGGCTTCGAACTCCAACCTGTGGCCTGGCTACGACTTCAGCAGGGCGCAGGCGCAGGCCGAGACCGAGGAACTGGGCATCGTGTACGACCTGTGGATTCTGAATCCGCAGGAGTATCTCCAGCTGGCCCGGATCTACGGGCCGGATCTCAACAACCTGCTTGGCTCGCTCAGCCTGGCGATCTTCGTTACCAACCGGGTGCCGGCTGGTAACGCATACGTCGTCCAGACGGGGCAGGTCGGTCAGATGCGCACCGAGCAGCCGCTCAACACAACACAGTGGTACGAGCAAGAGACGGAGCGTTTCTGGACGCAGAGCAGCGTTCGGCCGCTGATGTTTGCGGACAACCGCTTCGCCGTCCTCAAGTTCACGAACCTGGCCGGGTAAGGAGGGGTGATGACAGAACTTCATGGAATCGACCCCACCGCCACCGAGTCGGCGGGGTACAACGTGCCGGACGAATACTCCGGTCAGGGCGATGATCGTGTCGTCCGAAACTTGCGGTTTCTTTACACAGTTCAGACGGAGGATCCAACCGGCATGAACGTGATCGAGCCGCGTGAAGCACTCGCGGGTGAGACAGTCACCCTCGATCAGATCGGTCTCATCGCCCAGATGAAGGGCGAATCCTCGCACGCGTTCTACACGGACGACGAGCGTGAGAGATTGGAGGCCGGAGGAAACCCTGATAAGCCGCTCTCGCCAAGTTCAGGCGGCGATGTCAACTCGATGGGCGAGTACGAGTTGGCCGAGTACATCAAGGGATCAAACCCCGACGGCAAGGAGTTGACGGTGAGCGAGACCGTCGCGCTCGCCGGGACGGACAAGGATCTCGCCCATCGGATCCTTCAGGCCGAGAACATCGCAACAGACGGCGAGCCACGCAAGGGCGTCGAAGCAGGTCTAACCTCAATCATCGAGGGGTAGATCATGACAAGGGATGGGGGACTGCTCTATGCCGCAGAGCGATCCCCCATACTTTTCTCTCTAGGTCTTGATTTCAACGATCAAATCGGTCGTTCTTGTAGGTGTGAAAAGACGCCAATCGAACAAGTATCGTTGTCTTGACAGGGTCTAAAACTCATACGTTTCGACCCTTTACTTCAAAGACGGAGGGGGATAGAATAGCGATATGACCGTCGTTACGTTCACAGACTACACCCCAGTGCCTCGGTTCGACGGCATCCCTTGGACGACGGTAATGATCGAGGAGTCCGACTCCGAGGGTGGCCCCTGGACTCTGATCGATACCCAGAACCTGACTCCTGTAGACTCGGATCCAACCAACCCGATGTCTCGCAATATCACCACGGATAATGCGACTCTTGCTGTGGGGGTCGGTTGGTACATTGTCTCGTTCGGTGATGTCAACAACAATGTTCAGGATACGCCGCCGACGTTCAACGGGATCCCAATCGAGTGGACTCCGACGCTTCAAGATGTCGGGCACGTCGTGCTCTCGCGCACTCGCGATTCAAATGGTACAGTACTGGGAACATTCACCAGTGACACGCAGCCGACTGACGAAGAAGTGCGCGTCTTGATTCAGAAGGCAATCGACGACGTGATGCCGCTGATCGGAACTGACATCCCCGAGGAGTTGATCAGTGAGGCGCAGAACGTCGCTTCGATTCGAACTGCGATGTACATCGAGTTGACGTTCTACGCGAACGAGGTCGCGATGAACCGCTCGGTGTATCCGGAACTAAAGGCTCTGTTTGACGAGAAGGTCGCTACACTCGCCAAGGCTGTCGCGGCTATCGAGTCGGGTGAAAGCCCAACTGACGCTCTCGCGGGCGCGGGCGGGGATCCGTTCTATGCCTATCCTCCCCAACAAGGATTCATGTACGGTTGGGGATATTTCGATCCCTGGTTGAGGCCGTTCTGATGCCATCACCTGGCAACTTCATTCATATCGAAGCGATGGGTATTCAGGCTACCAAGGATATGCTCATCAGAGGAATGACCGCGACGAGTCGAATGAAACCAGCCCTGGAGCTTGTGTCGATGGATATGATGAAAGATGTCGAGATCAACTTCACTAGCCAAGGTCGGCGCGGCGGCGGTAGTTGGAAGCCGCTAGCAGACAGCACCTTGGAACGCAGAGCGAGAGCAGGCGTGACCTCTGACTTGATTCTGATCGTGACCAGCGCCTTGAAAGATTCGATGACAGTGCGTGGAGATCCGGAACAGGATTTGAGGATATCTCAAAGTGAGATCAGGCTCAAGTCGAATCTTCCATACGCTCGTGTTCAAAACGAAGGTGGCGGTCATATTCCAGCTAGGCCATTCGCTACATTTGTTGAAGGTGACGTACGTCGTTGGGTAAAGATCTGCGAGAGATATCTTAGTGACGCGATGAAGAAACGATGAGCAGCATGGTGACAGACGATGTCTTTGGCCCGATCTTTGATGGCAGCGTTCTAACTCGCGCCGTCTTAGCAACTTTGAAGATGTGGTTCCCGACCTACATCAGAGAGATCGAGTTTCAAAGAGGGTACACCGTCGGAGACATTCAAGCTCCGAAGACATACGCAGAGCGATGGCGCTTCGATTCTTATCCGGACGATAAGATGCCGGCAGTGATTGTCGTCTCTCCGGGGATGGCTTCTCCTCCGGTCAAGGATGGAGATGGAACCGTCAATGGCTGGTGGGCTCTTGGGATCGGGATCATCGCCGCCGCCAGTACCGAGGAGAACTCGGAGCGATTGGCTAAGGTGTACGGAGCAGCCGCCAGACTCATCATGTCGCAAAAGGGGTGGCTGGACGAGACTTGGGAGTTCAATGGAACTCAGATCATCGACGAGACGTACATCGACGTACCGGATATGGAACAGTCCAGAACTATGCGGTCGGCGCAGATCATCGCTGAGGTTCAAGTTCTCAACATGTGGAACCTTTTGGACGGCCCATCTGCTCCGACCGATCCGCCAGGTTCACAATGGCTTGAGGTCGAAGAAGTGTTCATCGATGACATCAAGAGAATCGAGGAGGAGTAATGTCGTCAAAGTCAAAGTCATCCTCCGCACGGTATCGCTTCATCGGCTCTCATGCCGAGGTACTGGAGGGTGGCGCTCCGCTAGCGCCTGGAGACTACATCACGTTGGATCCGGGACAGGCAACAGGAACAACTCAGACTCTGCTCGACGATGGCCTCTTGATCGATGCCAGCGGAGTGGAGTCAACCGAGGCGAAGACAGAGGAGAGTGAAGCATGAGTACCGTTCTGATTCGTCCTGGCGTCAACGTCACTCTGCGAACCACTCCGCCGTCGGTTGGTGCTCCAACCGATACCGGTGTTTGGTTCGTAACCGGGTTGACCGACGCAGGGCCAACGGTTCCGACACAGATCGCAAGCATGGCCGATTACATGAACATCTTCGGTCAGCGCGTCTCGTACAGCGTATTGTACGATGCGCTCGATGTCTTCTTCCGCGAGGGCGGCGCGCACGCTGTTATTTCTCGCGTTTGCGGGCCAGCCGCTGTTACTTCTACCCTCAACCTGAACGACGCCGCTGCCGCCGTCTCGCTGGTAGCGTCGGCGCTCGGGCCTGGAGCGAGTGGGAATACCATCAAGGTCGGTGTTCGTGCCGGTCAAGGATCGGGGACATTCGTGATCTTCGTGCAGGACGTGACCAACACGGAGGTCGAGACGAGCCCAGACTTGGCCGATCCTCCGACCGCGATCCTCTGGGCTCAGTACTCAAGTCACATTCGTCTCACTGCCGGCCCGTCGGCAAACGATCCTGTCGTCATCGCGGCTACCGCGCTCGGTGGCGGTAACGACGACAGGACGAACATCACCGATGCTCAGTGGCAGACGGCGCTCGACGCGATCACGTCCGACTTCGGGCCTGGTCAAGTTTCGGCACCTGGTCGAACGAGCGACATCGGTCACCAGCAGCTAGTCAACCATGTCGGAGCGCATTCCAGGGTTGCGATCCTCGATGCTCCCGACACGGGAACGGTCGCGACACTCACGTCGAGCGCAATCAACGCTCGGGTCGGGACATATTCGAAGTTCGGCGCGATGTTCTGGCCGTGGTTGACGGTTCCAGGTGTCGTCAGCGGATCGAACCGCAACGTGCCTCCATCCGGTCTGATCGCTGGTTTGCTCGGTCGTAACGACTCGCAAGGGATGGGCCCTGATCAGGCGGCTGCCGGCGACAACGGGATCTCGCTCTTCACCATCGGTCTGTCGCAGAAGGCAGTCACCGATTCCGTTCGTCAGAGTCTCAACGGATCTGGAGTCGATGTGATCCGCGCTCTGTACGGGTCTTTCCGCAACTACGGTTGGCGTTCGCTGTCCGATCCGGTGGCTGAGATCGACTGGGTCAACTTCGGTTGCGGTCGTCTCTACATGGCCATCGCCGCCGACGCGCATTCGATTGCCGATGGGTTCATCTTCGACAAGCTCGATGGCGCAGGTCACACCATTGCTAGCTTCAACGGCGTTCTGACGGGGATGCTCCAGGGCTACTACAACAGCGGCGATCTCTACGGAGCTTCGCCGGCAGATGCATTCTTCGTGGACACAGGCCCGAGCGTCAATACTCCAACGACCATCGCCAACCACGAACTGCACGCGGTCTTGAACGTCCGGATGAGCGAGTTCGCCGAGATGGTACAGATCGAGGTTTATAAAAAACCCATTACGGCTCCGTAGGAGGATAGATGAGCACTCAGATGAGAGGAACGCGCCAGGACACATTCCTGGTGAACTTGCAAGTAGAAGACCCCCACAAGCCGGGAACGTGGTGGGACTTCGGGATCTGGGACACCAAGACCGGAGGCGATCTCGACTCGGAGGAGCGGTTGTACTATCCGGGCGGTATGCTGCCTCCGTATTCACTCGGCGGTCGTATCCTGCCGCAACAGGTAACGTTGACCAGAAACTACCGGATCGCGCGAGATCACTATCACCTTCAGAACCTCTTGGATTCGGTCGGGATCTCAAACATCCAGATCCAGCAGTTCCCGATGGACAAGTACAAGGTGCAGCACGGGCCTGCGATCTCCTACAAGGGAACTCTGAAGACAGTGACGCCTCCGGAGCACAACTCGGAGTCGTCCAGCGATCCGGCGATGATCACTGTCGTCTGCACCATCGACTCGGCTCCAGCAGCAGTTGGTGCCAACACGTAATGGCCGCTCGCAAGCCAACGACTAAGGCCGGCAAACAGGCCAAGGTCAAGAAGGTGATGCACGAGTGGAAGGGCGGCAAGCTCCACTCGGGATCGAAGAAAGGCCCAATCGTGACTAGTCAGAAACAGGCGGTCGCGATTGCTCTCAGTCAATCCGGACAAGGAAGGAAATCAAAGAGAGGCAGAAAATGACAGAGATCGAAGACGAAACACCTACCCTCATCACCGATATTACGAGTGACGAAGCAAAAGGGCCGCAAAGCCTAGCCGAGCAGCTTCGTCTGCGTCGAACCGAGATCGCCGATACTCATGATGTCTATCTGCCATTGACTGGGTATGAGGAGTTCGGCGTTCAAGTGAAGCATCGGCTCATGGATCGTCACGAGGTCGAGAGGATCGGTCGCAGGATCATGGCTGAGACGAAGGATCGCGGAGAGCGGAATATGCGTATCCTGATGGACATGATTCTTAGCTCAACCCAAGGCTTCTACCTGAAGGATGACGAGTCCGATAAACTACAAGAGGTTCTTGACGACACAAATGGCGGAAGCCACGTCATGAACTGGAGCATGTTTGCGACCTACCTCGGCTGGAAGCCGGCAGACGGTGTGGGCGATTCACGGACAGCGCTGTACTGGTGCTTCGGAGCGAACGAGTTCATGATCGGCCAATACGGGATTCTCCTCAATCGCTGGATGAACAATACCGGCGTCAAAGTCGATGAGGAGTTCTTGGGGGAAGTGCTTTAGAAATACCAGATGAGATCAAAGCCGCAGCCCAGGTCGCTCTTTCCGGACAGGATCCTTGGACGTTCCTGGAGACAACCGATCCCGATAAACGGGCGCAGATGTCAGCCATCGCGACCGAAGTTCAGAAGCTGTTGCTTCTTCTCAACGACGACCTGTCAAGCAAGATCATCAATAAGCTCTCGGAGTCAATGAAGAAATAATGGCACTCGGTGGATCACTCGCAGAGATTCGTCTCATCCTGACCGGACAGCGTAGCGTCATCGCCGGTCTGGCTGCGACGAGCGCCGCGATGACGAGGATGGAAGAGCGTGTTGTCGCGCTCGGTATTGCCGAGAAGGAAACGACTGACCGTAGCTGGTTGATGAATCAGGCGTTGTTCACGATGCGCCGATACGCCTACATGGGGACTCTCGCAGTCACAGGTCTCGTCGCGGTTGGACTCAAGATGGGGTATACGTTCAACCAGACCATGCAGAGTTCTGCTACCGCTCTGCTGCCAGTCATGCATAACATGAATGCGGTACGGAACGAGCTAGACGATCTCTTCCAAATCGCCAAGTACAGTCCGTTCAGATTCAAGGATCTGACGACGGGATTCCGGACAATGTTCTTAGCAATGCAACCGCTCGGGATTTCGGCTCATACGGTTACTCAGACGATCCAATCTCTGGTCGATGCCCTGGCTGCCTCCGGCCGTACGAGCGAGGGGCAATTGAACCGTGTCTCGACCGCGCTCCAGCATATGGCGTACATGGGTAGGCTGACCGGGTTCACAGTCAACCAGCTGGCCCGCGACGGCATCCCGATCTTCGGAGCGTTGAACAAAGAGTTGGGGATCTCAGGAGCGCAACTTCATACGATCTCGCAACTTGGGATCCCGACCCAGACGGTTCTGGCGGCGATCAACAAGTTCATCGAGACCTCGCCTGCTTACATGAATGCAGCGAAGCGACAGGCCCAGACTCTCGGCGGAGAGATTACCACTCTCAAGGATAACATTCAGCAGACGATGGGCGCGCTGACGCTTGGGAGCTTCAACCGCGTTCAGGGCGGACTGCTTCCGTCTATCAACGACATGTTCGATAAGGTCTCAGCGCTGATCAAGAAACAGAAGAACAAAATCAGCTTGGGGCAGGTCTTGGGGATCGTCGGGACGACATACCCATTCCTACAGCCATTGATCTCGGCGATTGAGGACTTTGCCAAAGTTCTAAACATCCTCGTTGCTTTCCTCAAGAATGCTGTAATCCCGACTCTGGTGATCTTGGGATTTGTCTTCGAGACGTTTGTTCAACCATACATCGTTCTGGCGTTGAATGCGGTCAAGTTCTTCACTCGCTTCTCGTGGCTCTTGGTGCCAGTGCTGCTGTTCATCATCGGTCTCTTCGTCGCCTACAAAACTGCGGTGATCCTTTGGGCAATCGTGATGGGGACAGCCAGAGCGATCCTCGCTCTCTTCACCATGGCGACGAAGCTCCTGGAGTGGACGGTTGAAGGTCTGACGCTCCTCATGAACCTGAACAGGGTAGCGATCTATCTCTGGACGATTGCGAAGACTGGAGACATCGCAGCCACCGAGGGGGAGACGGCAGCGCAGATCGGTCTTGGTATCGCGATAATGGAGACGCGCGCAGCGATCATCAAACAAATAGCTGCGGTTAGAGCATTGGGTGTGGCTTTCTTAGGTTTGCTCGCGGACATTCCGATAATCGGCTGGATTGCTCTAGCTGTGATTGCGTTGACTGTTCTATACTTCAAATGGAAGTGGTTCCACAACCTTGTCAATGATGTGTTCAAATGGATGTGGAAGAACTGGATGCTCATCGTCGGGATCATACTCTACCTCAATCCTCTCTTCGGATTGCTCGTTTTGGTCGCCATCCTCCTCGCAAAGCACTGGAAGGCAGTTTGGAAGGAGATCAAGCCTGTCTATGACATAGTTGTAGCGTTCTTCAAGTTCGTCGTGCAAAACTGGAGATTGCTCGGCCCGCTGTTCCTGCTTCCGTTCGGCCCGTTCGCGGTCATTCTGGGCGAGATTGCCACTCACTGGCAAACAATCATCGGCTGGATCAAATCAGCTATCGATTGGGTCAAGAAGTTCGCCAACGCTTGGAAGGATATCCCTGCGCTACCGTGGGTGGTGAAGCAACTGGGAGCGTTGGGCAAGACCGCTGGGCTCTCAGATGTCAATCTGCCGTTGGCTATGGCGACAGGTGGCGGACAAATCGCTAGTATCAACTCGCAAGTCAGCCAGATCGAGAAGTCTAACTGGTTGTCTTCGAAGGAGAAAGCGAAGCTTGTTACCGAGATCCACAATTACATCCACATCGATGGGAAGCAAGTAGCCAGCAGCGTCGCTAAGCACCGTCAGAAGCAGATAGCTCGCGGAGCGAAACAGCCATGAGGCCGCCAGACAAATATTTCTACTACTTCCGGTCGAGCGCTGGTCCAGTTGTGAAGGTTCTGAGAGGAGACAACCCTGCGCAGATCGTTGGCGGTGAGGGCGGTTGGAACATGATCTCGCGTCCGCGCCGGACGAGTTTGACGCAATGGGGAGGTCGCGAGCCGTATCAGATGGATGTTCCCGTTCTCTTCGATGGTTGGAGACTTCAAGAGAGCGTCGAGATACAGATACGCAGACTTCAGAGTATGTCGGTCGGATCCGACTTCAATCCTCCGCCCACAATCAAGATCGATGGGGCGTTACCTATTGGCGGAGCGACCTGGGTCATCTCTAGCATCGATTGGGGGACAGAAGTCTTTTGGGCTCAGAATCCGCGCGGTCAGTTTTACAGGATGCGTCAGGACGCGGTTGTTCATCTTCTCCAGTACGAAGCCGAGCAGAGATTGAAGATCACCATTACCAACTCGCTTCCGAACCAGTACATTGTTCAGAAAGGACAGACGATCTCTCTCAAGACCATAGCTCAGGCGATGTATGGAAACCCGAGCCGCTGGAAGGATATCCAGGCAGCCAATCCTTCTATCCGTGATCCGAACAAGGTCATCGGTCTGAAGACAATAAGGATCCCCTGATGCCTAAGAAGACAGCACTCACCGCAGTCAAGAAGCTGGAGCTTTCGAAGATCGACTCATCTCAGATCCAGCGCGAGCTGATGGGGGACGATCTCGATCTTGAGAAACTCGTTGTCTATTTGAAGAGTCAGATTCTCTTCGACACTACGGACAGGGTGATCGACGTTCAAGTAAATCGTACCATCGACGGCGCGAGTACGATTGATGTATCTTTGAACGACTACGACCGTGCGATTCTTCGCTCCTGGGCTCTCAATGCGAAGCTCGATGTCGAGATCGACGGTATGTGGTTTCGTCTCGTCTCTTGTTCAAAGAGCGCAACCGACGATATCCTTCAGCTGACGTTCGAGCAGCGCGAGATTGCTCTGCTGCGCTCGTACCCGAAGCCGGATACAACAGCATACACGATTGAGAACGCGAAGAAATGGGTCAAGTGGGCGAACCGAGACAAAACGACGCGCGCTCAGTTTGTTCTCAACCTTGTCCGTGAGGTCAAAGAAATAGACATCCCCGTTGTGATCCCTTATCTTCAACAGGTTCAGCTAGTTGCTAAGAGTACCGACCTAACAGGGCCAGTCACAGGAGAATCCGTCGCGTCTTCGAATGGGATCCCCGCCGACTACAATCAGTATAAATCAACTCAGGCTCCGGTCGGCCCTGGCAAGGGAGCGAAGGCAAACACAGTTACAGTCACCAGACCTCAGGCACTTACTTCTAAACATGTCAGAGCGACGAGGGATCAAATCCAGAATGCCAACACCATTCTGACTATGGGGCAGCAGATGGGAGCGCGGCGCAAGGTACTCGTCTGCGGGATCATGACAGCGATCCAGGAGAGTAACCTCACCAACCTTTCTGGCGGCGACGGTACCAGCGTCGGTCTCTTCCAGCAGATCGACACCGGCTGGGGAAGCTACGCCGAACGTCACGATCCTGCTACTGCGTCCAGAATGTTCTTTGAACATTGTATCAGAGATGATGCGAGTCAGTCTGGTCTTAGCTTCAACGATCTCTGTCAAACTGTACAAGGATCCGGGCACCCTGATCTCTACGGACAGTGGCGCTGGGAAGCAGAACGGTTCGCGAACGCATTCGGTGTTCCACCTGGCGGCGAAGGAAACGCAGTCACGGGTGGTGCTTCTGGTACGGACTCAACAGCAGAAGGGAACTCAGCTACTGCGAACTTGATGGGTCAGGCTTGGACAAATAGCGGAGCAGACAACGCTTACTTCTACTATCGCGGCATACCGCCAACACGCAATCGTGGCTGGTGGAAGCGCGAGGACAACTGGACTTGCATTCAGAGGTTGGCGAGCGAGGTCGGCTGGCGAGCGTTCTTCATTGGTGGCGTCTTCTACTTCTTGGATGACAATGACTTGTTCAAGACGCAGCCAATCGCGACCGTCGCAGAGGATACTCCGGGTGTGATGGGGATTGGGTTTGACTACGATGTCGGGCGCAAAGGGGCCACAGTCGATCTCCCCTGTGAGGTTGGTCTCTGGCTCGCACCGCCCGGATCTGTGATTGTTCTTGAGTCATTGGGCCCGCTGGATGGTCGTTGGCTCGTCAACTCTTTCTCACGTAGCCTCTTCGACTCCAATGCTGACATCGCTTTGACGAAGCCGCAGCCGAAGCTACCAGAGCCTGCAAAGTCAACCGTCAAGATGCCGACCTGGGGAGCGGTCGGAGCTATGTCAGGTAGCTCGCTTGGCGTAATCACTCCGGCCGAAGGAGCGCCTGGAACTGCTGCGGCCTTTGGTGGCACTCCTGGGATGAATGACGGATCTCGAAAGGCAGTTGTCGCTGTAGCAGAAAAGGCTGTTCAAGTAAACAAAACGTGGCACTACCACTATCCTCATGAAGAGGGCGGTGCAGGCCCAGGAGCAGCGAGGCCGATCCCGAACACTCTTTGGAGCGCGCAGGCACATTCCGCGCTCGACTGTTCAGCATTTGCTACTCTTTGCTACAAGGAGGCTGGTTGCGCCGATCCGAATAACGCCAACTATGACGGGAGCGGGAACACAGGTACACTTGTAGCGAATGGTGTTCCTGTCAACGTGCCGAAGCCAGGTGATCTGATCTTCTATCATGGCACTCTCGGGTTCCCAGGACACGTAACTGTCTACATCGGCGGAGGAATGGTCGCATCTTGCGGTAGCGAGCAAGGTGTCATCACATATCCGATCAACGGCGACGGCCCGTTGGTGGCGATGAGGAGCTACTTGCCGTGAGTGATATCTATCAGGATACACTGCCACCGGAAGTTTCGCTCGGGCAACTGTACAAGGCTATTGTTCACAAGTATCCGGCGAATCCGGACGACTCAATGGATGTGATTATTCCCGACATCAATCCGGATATCGTCTTCCATAACGTCCGCTGGAACGCAGTAGACAACAGTGTCGTTCCGTCTGAGACCGACGCCGTGTTGGTTGTCTTCGATAATCAGAACGAGCCGTGGGTGATTACCGAAGGTCAGAGTAGCGGCGGTGGTAGTGGTGTCCTGATGACCGGCACATGGGTCTGGACGACTGCTGTCAATGCCGCGACCGAAGGTGATGTCAAGGTCAACGCCGCTACCTGGGCAGCAGCGACGCAGGTGATGATAAACAAGACTGACATCAATAGTCACGATATCACCAATGTCTTGAAAACGATTCAACCTGATGATCAGTTCTATCTTCAAGATTCGGCTGATTCGACTAAGTGGGGTCACTTCAAGGTAACGAACGCTTTCAACGATCAGGGGACTTGGGGATCTTTTACGGTCGCTTATGTCGATTCGTCAGGAACTCCTCCAGCCAATAACGAGGATACGCTGGTCACCGTACGGGCATCTGGTACTCCTGGCCCTCCGGGGCCAACAGGTCCACCCGGCCCGACAGGGCCAGCGGGCCCAACCGGCCCGACTGGTGCAACCGGGCCGCAAGGCCCGATAGGGAACACAGGGCCGGCAGGCCCGATTGGGCCTCAAGGCTCACAAGGGCCGCAAGGTAATACTGGCGCGACCGGCCCGCAAGGGCCAATTGGCAATACCGGCCCGACTGGCGCAACTGGCCCTCAAGGGACACGTGGCTCGCTTTGGACGTCAGCCAGTGGAGCGCCAGTCTCGACCGGCAACAATCCTGGAGACCAGTATATGGATACAGCAACTGGCGACGTATATCAATGGAGCTAAATGTCACCCTGGACTAAGACAGGTAACATTCGTGGCCCTCAAGGGCCAGTAGGTGCAACTGGGCCCGGAACGTATCCGCCCACAACCGGATTCCTGGGTGATGTACTAACGGTCACGACCGACGGAGCCGCGCCGACTTGGGCACCAACCGCTCCCATCAGCGACTCCAAAAAGGTAGACAAAGACTCGGTTGTCGTCGCAGCGACGAGGATCGTCCAGAATATGCTCGCAGTCGGAGATGCGCAGCCTGCTTTTTGGATCGGAGGTGATGGGAAGCATCAGTGGGGCGCTGGTGGTGCGAGCGCACCTGACGTAACTCTTTATCGATCAGCGGCGGCGACACTTACAACTCCTGGTGCGCTCACGACAGGCGCAGCGACGGGTTCTAGTGGTTCTACATCCACCGGAGCCGGAACATACCAGGGCCCAGGCGGTAGCTTCGCTTCAGTTAGGTCATCGTATGGATACGCGCTTCTAGCTTCACTTCTGGGTGATGCTGGAACGTGGCGCTTTGCCATCGACTCGAATGGCAAGCAAACCTGGGCCGACGGCGTCGTGTCTACGTCTGACACGAACCTCTACCGCGCTGCGGCGAACATGCTCAAGACGGACGGGTCGATGCTCGCCACAGCCGGGTTCAACGCCGCAGGGATGGCGGCGGCGGGTACTCCGGCGCTCCAAGCGTCCGTGTCGGGCGACTCGCAGGTGCGGTTCGTCCTCGCAGCGAACGGTCAGATGCAGTGGGGGCCAGGCGGCACAACCGCTGTCGACACCTACCTCGTCCGAGCCGGAGCGAACGTGTTGCAGACGAGCGGCACGCTGATCGCCGGAAGTGGATTCAACGCCAACGGGATGACCGGCGTCGGTAGCTGGGCATACCAGGCGAGCGTCAGCGGCGACACTCAGCCGCGGTTCTACATACGGGCGGACGGCGTCCACGCGTGGGGGCCGGGGAACGCCGCGACCGACACGAGCCTGCAACGGTGGTACGCGGGCGCGATCTACACGCCGAACGTCCTCGGGATCGGGCTGAACATTCGCGTCTACCACGGATCGGTCACGACGGCGCTCACGACAGAGGTCGGCGGCGACACGCAGTCCCGGTTCCTCTTCGACACGAACGGGCATCTACAGTGGGGGCCGGGAGGCTCGACCGCGCCCGACACGAACCTCTACCGCTCGGGGGCGGGCATCCTCAAGACGGACGGGCATCTGCTTGTCGGTCAGTCGATCCAGATGGACAGGAGCGGAGCCGGGAACGCGATCTATTTCGGCAGCGCGAATGACACCTACCTGGTTCGCGCCGGGGCCAACGTCTTGCAGGCATCCGGTTCGCTCAACGTCTCGCAGTACGTCTTCGCCGGAGCCAACACCGGCAGCGGCAACTGGTCATTCCTCGCTCGTGTCAGCGGCGACACGAACAACCGCTGGGACGTGATGAACCAGGGGCTCATGCACTGGGGCGACGGAGTGAACTCGCCCGACACGAACCTGTATCGTTCGGCGGCGGGGGTGCTCAAGACAGATGGAAAAATTGAAGCTGCTGGTGGTTTTACCGTTGGTGGTGCCGCTGTTGGTGGAGTACCATCAGGTTCGATAATCCCTTACGCTGGAAGTGCTGCACCTTCGGGATGGGTACTCGCGGATGGGACAGCTTATCCTCGTACAGGCGGCACATACGATGCTCTCTTCGCTGCAATTGGAACAACCTTTGGCGCGGGAGATGGATCAACAACTTTCAATGTTCCCGATATGCGCGGTCGTATGCCTGTCAGCGTCGGCACTCATGCTGATGTTTCAACTAGAGGTAATAATGAAGGATCGGCTGTTGCAAGTCGTAGACCAAAACATCCACACTCAAGCGCACTCACATTTGCTGGATCAGGTGGAGCAACGGCTATTGAGAACGCAGTTCACTCCCACAACGTTAGCGATCCCGGCCACAACCATAACGCATATGCGGGAACGACTGGAGGTTCAAACTATACGATCCAATCTTTCTCAAACAATGATGCTGGGGCTGTGTCGTCAACAACCATTGCGGTCGCTGGAACAGGAATCAGTCTCAGCACCGAAACAGCCAATCATCAACACGCTTTCACCCCAGCCGGATCAATAGGTGGTACGATTGGAGCAGCCGGAGTAGCCAATGATGCACCTGCGTATTTGACCCTCAACTTTATCGTGAAACTCTAAGGAGAGAGATGCCTGTTGATGAAGTATCAGTACTCAAGATAAGCTGCGACAACCCGAAGTGTCCGGGGCACCCCGATCTTGATCCTAAGGATCGGAAGGGATGGTTGTTCGTCAGCGGTGAAGTCTACGGTGAGCCGACCTCATCGCATGTGTTTGGAAATGCGGACTGTCTCAGCCAGGCGAGCGGAGACGCAGATATCGCAGTGCAGTTTGGCCTTGCCAGGAAAACTTCCGAGATGACGCCAGAGGAGACAACATGATCGAGCCATTCAAGTATCTGATTCAGCCGGTCGCGGTCGAGCGGGGCGAAGACGGCCGCATCGTCAGAGAGATCATCGGCGAGACCGTCTCCGTCTATAACATCGACAAAGCGGTCGAACTGATCCGGGAGTTCGAAGAGCAGATCAACAATCTCGAACAGGAGCCGAGTAACGGAAGCGGAAGGTTGACCGATGGGCAGCATAGACACGCCGCACTTTGATCTTCCGTTCCAGCTAGGGCCGAACGGGGCCAACGTGGTTGAACAAGACACAATCGAAGATGTAGCCAACTGCGTGATAGCGATCTCGATTACGCACGTTGGCTGGCGGGCCGAAGCTCCGACCTTCGGTGTTCCCGATCTCGCGATGCGGAGGATACCGATTGGCGCTAATGATATCAACGATTGGATCTCCAACCAAGAGCCTCGCGCTATTCTTACCGTCGAAGAGCATCCGGATCAGGCTGATGCCTTGGTTGATCATATCAACATCGGAGTCTCGATTGTATCGAAGGGAGGTAGCTAATGAGTAGCGGATACATTGAGTATCCAATCAGCTCAGACCCGAACGACTTGCTGACGGAGGCATATTCGACAATCAAGGACAGGGTTCCGAACTGGGTCGAGAACGACGGCAACCTTGACACCTGGATCCTTCAGATCACTGCGTCGGAGGCTTCTGGCCTCTACAACTTGGCGCAGGACGTACCAGATACGATCTTCCAGTGGTACGGAGCGACCTTGATCGGATTGCCTCCGTTGGGTGCGACTTCGGCTATCGTCGGATCGACCTGGACAATGCAAGACAACGTAGGCTATCTGATCCCCGCTGGTACCCAGGTCTCGATCCGAGACAGCGTCGGAGTTGATCACGCATTTGAAACGACGAATGATGTAGTCATCCCCGCAGGTCAAACTGCGACAGTGGCTGGTGGGATTACGCTCTCGTCCATCGAAACCGGCGCATCGTTGTCCGGGATCGGTAGCAATGGCTATGGCGCATCTCTAATCGACACTCTTTCCTACGTCACTTCGGTCGTCCTCACCGGAGCTACGGCTGGCGGACAGGATGCCGAGCTATCGAGCGACTACAACTATCGTCTCGCACTCAAGCTTCAACGTCTCTCGCAGCGCCCAGTCATACCGACAGATTTCTCGCTCGCGGCGCTCGACGTTGCTGGCGTCTTTCGTTCTGTTTCCATCGATGGGTACAATCCTTCGGATAGTTCGATGAACAACCAGCGGATGATCGCAATCGCAGCCGTTGATCAGAATGGTACTCCGATCTCAGCTACAATCAAGACAAATCTCGGTACATACCTTCAATCTCTGCGCGAGGTAAACTTCATAGTCAACGTATTTGATCCGACAGTTACCGTGATTGACGTCACCTATAACGTCAAGTGTCTTGTCGGATACTCATCAGCAGTTGTTCAAGCGAACGCTACTGCTGCCCTACAAAGCTACCTCAGTCCTACCAACTGGGGCAAAGATCCCTCGATCACGGACGCATCCGCAGCTACACAAACATGGGTAGAGACACCCATTGTTTATTACAACAAGATCCTGAATGTTCTTGATCAGGCGCAGGGAGTGGATCGCGTTATGAGCATGTCTATGGCTATTCATAGTAGCGCGCTCGGAACTGTGGACATCAATCTTCCTGGTCACGCTTGTCTAACAAACGTAGGAACAATCAATGCGACGGCGACGCCATGAGTAGCTACGGCTGGTCTGTTGAAGACGTCACGCAGCGTCTCTACGACAATCTCTATCCGTTGACCGGGGCTGAGGCGCGGATGGGTTGGCCGCTGCTTGCCTTTGTCGACGCAATTGGTCAAATGTTCCAGGATGGCGCGGATCTCGTTGAGGATGGGCCGAACGGCGAGCCTGGCTGGTCAATCGTTCTCGATATCAACCGGGCGAAGGATGAGGGACTTCCCTGGCTTGCTCAGTTGATCGGACTTCACTTCTACAGCGGACTGACAGCCGATCAGCAAAGACAGCTAATCAGAGCGCATGCTGGTTGGCAGAGAGGGACGGCCGCTGCTATTATTGCCGCAATCCGTCTCTTTCTTACGGGTACGCAAACAGTCCAGATCAACGAGCGCGACACGAGCGCGTATCATTTCGCAGTTATCATTTGGGCGGCAGAAGCTCCGGCCGATACTAGCGCGACCTCGCCGCTCGTGAGATATGTGAACCAGTACGCGAAGCCAGCTGGTCTTCAATGGTCTTTGACTGTCAACCCTGGATCTCCTCCCGCTCTGACGTACCAGCAGATCTACAACAATACTTGGACATACCAAGACATTTACACGAAGTTCCAGACGTACGCTGACATTCACTAAGGAGGGCTATGCAAACTACACCGAGACGCGGGATTTCGTATCCTGATGCGGCTCGCGACGACCGCGCCGACATTGCCCTTCATCTTGGCAACTTGGCGGTTCCGCTCGACGCTGACGCACTCTACAACAACGGTACCGATGCGGCTAGACAAGTAGCCGCGCACCAGACTGGCGGTGGTAGGTTCTGGTGGACAACCGATACTCATATCCTCTGGTATGACGACGGTACGAACTGGACAAACGTCGGCCCGTACCCAGGCATTCCGGCCGGCAGCACCGTCCCGACCGGAGCGGTTATGGACTTCGCAGGAGCAGCCGCTCCAACTGGATACTTGATCTGTGACGGTTCGGCTGTCTCGCGCTCGACGTTCTCCGGGTTGTTCGGAGTAATCGGCTCGACATACGGCGCAGGAGATGGCTCGACTACGTTCAACGTTCCTGACTTCCGAGGTCGGATGGCGGTCGGTCTAGCATCTGGTGGTCACCCAGATGTGAATGCGCTCGGAAACAACGACGGGACGACTCTCGTCAACCGCAGGCCGAAGCATAGTCACGCGAACGGATTGACGATCTCTGGGGCTCCTTCGGTTGGTAGCTTGATAGTAACAGGGAATCCTGCAATTGGTTCCTTGTCTGTGGTTGGAACCCCAGCGCTGGGAACTCTGACCGTCTCCGGTTCTCCAGGATTGGGGACGCTTGGAGTCACAGGTTCGCCTGGTGTCGGTTCACTATCTCTGCCAAACCACGGACACGGAATTGGCGACCCTGGGCACCAACATGGTATCCCGGCAGTCAATGGCGCCAATACCTTCGGTGGTGGTGGAAATGCGGGTTGGCAAGACGGTGGCATCGGTTACTACGATACTGTGTCAGGGACGGGAATCACCGTCGGCAATCCGACGAGTCTGCCTGGAATCTCTGGTGTTCCCTCGGCCGGTTCTCTCGCGGTCAACGGAGCGCCATCAAATGGATCGCTCGGAGTTGCTGGCGCTCCTGCGCTCGGTAGTCTCGCGGTCAACGGTGCTCCTGCGGTCGGATCGCTCGGTGTTGGCGGAGCGCCCGCCGCCGGATCTCTCGGGGTCGCCGGTACGATTGGACAGGCTGGAGGATCGGCTGACTCGCCGAGTTATATCGTGACGAACAAGATCATCAAGACATGAACGATTTCATCGCCAAGTTCTTCGCGAAGATCGATGAGCTAATATCCGTCCTGGTACGCATCGCTGAGGCAATTGAGAAGGGGGTCGAACAGGAGAGTGAAGAAGCATAAGCTTGGGGCGGGTGATTGGGTGGCCGTAGTTCTGGCCTTGGGTGTAGCGATCTCTATGGTCATCCTGATCACGGGAGTCGTCTGGGGAGCAATCAAGCACGGCTCGACCGCTGCGACGCTGACTGAGAACGAGACGCAGGTTTTGATCTCAGCATTTGGAGGCATCTTCGGAATCCTCGGCGCATACCTCGGGTTCCGCGCAGGCAACGGCAATCATTCTCCAGCGCCGAAGTTCTACTTGTCGAAGGAGGATGACACTGCGATCATTCCTGTTCCAGAAGGTTGGCCAGATCCGGAGAAGCCAGGAGATCAGTCACGCAAAGCGTAGCGGAGCCAGCGCATCTCGTTCTCCAGGTTGACGACCGCAGAGCGGCCCCAGCGAGCTTCGTCGTTTTGGATGGACCAGGTCGAGACGATGCGTAGCTCTGAGTTGAGTTGGGTCATGTGCTCTGGGTAGAACTGCTCCCACTCTAGTTGAGCACCGTCTCGCTCGGTCTCGGGAGTCAGCTTGATCTTCGGCTGCTTCTTGCTCCAGCCGCTCAGAGATTGGTTCAGAGCGTGAATCACCCGTCTCGATCTCTTCTTGTCCAAAGCCAGTTCTTCGTCTGTTGCGTTACCTCCAAGGCGGCGGGGGATCGACTCGACAACGATGATCACTGCGAGAGCGCTCGTCAAACGCTCGATCTCGCCGGAGACGAGAGAAGCTTTTGAAACGCTGTTCGAGAGCCGTAAACCTGGGTCAAAATACCTTTCAACGAATCCGGATGTGCCTAAGACGTTTGTATACACGTCTCTAAGCTCCTTCAAGTCTCTAACCTGGTCTCCGGTCGATTCGAAGGATTCGTCCATGTATACACGCTCCTAGCTTTGTACCGAGGATTTCCGTTCGAGGGTTTTACTACGCTGGCTCCGGATTCTTCGTTGATTGTGCTCTTTTCTGTGACAACTGCCGTGCATCGGGCAAAGGTTGATTAGACGATTGTCTTCTCGATCTTCATTGACATGATGAATGTGAAGACTATTTCTTCCGACTCCGGTATCCCAAATCTGTTGCCCACACTTCTCACAATGCCATGGAGGATCGGGGAAGAATGACATGAATAAAGCTCGTCCGAGATTATCTCCAGTTGAAGGCCAGAGTCGAGGTTTTCCAACCAACTGACGCATTTCTTCGGTCGGGAATGGATACCCATCCAAAACATCATTTGGTATGTCACCAGGAGCGTAACCTCTCTTTCCCATTATTCCCCTTCCGGGGCTATTTCTACTCTCGCCGGATCCGGCGGTTGTCCAAACATCTGCGTGTCAGCGCGACGGAGGAGAATACCCGGTTGGTGACAAACCGGGCATTCCTCCGTTTGGATAAAAGTCATGACTCCACAAACGGAAGTCTCGCAAGCGAAGAGATCATACGGCTTCGCTTTCTGATGCAATTGTTGAGGTTCGTCCATCAGTATCCCGCCATCCTCTCTATGCTTTCGTAGATCCTTTGCTGATCACGAGCAGCTTTCTTACGAGCCTTGAGATGACGCTCGTGGATTACGTGCGCCTTTCGATCCTCGTCGCGCTTGTGTTCCAGAGCGATCAGGATCTTGCGAGCGGTCGCCTGCTGCACTGTACAGTTCACATTGTTGATGACCCGGTAGAGAGTGTTTGGAGAGACGAGCGCATACGCGCCCGCCTCTCCAGCACTACCACAGCGGTCGATTAGCTCCACGACATGAGGGAGAATCTTGGAGCAGTCAATCGTCGATCTGTGGTACTTTTGGAATGTCAGCTTATCCTCCGATCCGGTGATGTTCTGAACGGAATGTTCGGTTGCTCTCGCGAGCCCAGGGGAACGGGCATTGCCCCTCGACCGACTCCCATCCTTGGAACGTACAAGTATGAGCGGTAGACTCATGCTGGTGAATGGAATGATCCATATCTAGAGCACCGTGCGTTTTCTCGCAGCTGATCTTGATGTACGGCTCCAGGAATGGGTAGCGATCCACCAGAAGCTCGCGAGCCATTCTCATGACCGTAACGATCTCCCACTGGAACATCGAGCAGCCCCGGTAGGCGTACACATTGATGAACTCCCGGAGCGGGTACTCCATCATGATGTAGTTCGTCGTGCCTTCCGGGAGAATGTAGCGAGCGTCTTGGTACGACACATCCGCATTGCAAGCTGCGACGTACGCTCTGCGGCAAGCCTCGATAGCCTGCGTCCAGAGACCACGTACATCGTCGCCCTGAGCCCAGACCGACTCCGGCATCCGCTGCTCAGGCCCGGAGCCGTAGTAGCTCGCCCGCATCGACTGCTGGTGGAACGCAGCTTTGCGGGTTCGGACGATCTGATGAGTACATGCTCTTGAAACTCCCGACACCTCAAAAACTACAACCTGACTTTCAAGAGCAGTTTGCAATCCTCCTCTCAACATCTCTTCCCAATCGCGGCTATCATCATCGGGGCCAATAAGCTCGATGCCGATAGTCGCTCGCGTTGCCTTCGACAACACCTTTTCGAACTCAGGGTTCAGGCCTTGGACGAGTTTGACGGTGATTCCGTCGTCGCCTATCTGGACGATGTCGTTGTCGTAAGGCGATACGTGATGGCCGTCATTTATGCTGTGACGGTTGAACGCCACATCACGGAGCAGCTCAGTTTCGCGCTGATCCACCCAGTCACGTGATCCGACATACTGCTTGGGTACGCGAGGCTTATACACTAGGCTCCCTCCTGTACAACTCTTGCATCCTGATCTTCATGTGATGACTAGCATGACACCCTCTGTGCGCAGATCGCAGGTTTTTCGGATCGTCATTCATCTTATCCTCGTCCAGATGATGGACTACAACTAGTCTACGAGGGACGAACCGCCCGCAAAACGTACACACAAAGGGTGCCTCATTATGTTCGAAGAAAGCTGTCCTGCTTACACGACCTTTGTGGCCGGAATCGACACTCTTGATTCCAGTACGCGCATTGTGTCCGTGTATGTACAGAGACAGCGCTGGCTGACCGCATCCACATCTGCATAGATATGTCCGCCTCTTCAGCATGTTACGCTCTCGCCATCCGAGCTTTCTTGGCAGCGACTTTCTCTCCAAGAAGTTCCTTGCCGACCTTCGACGTGACTCCAGGCACGCTGTTCTTCAGGCCCGAGAGAGTGGATGCCTTGACGCTGATACTCGCTGGGCGACCTTCTGATGGCACCTTCTCTCCGAGACCCGGATTCATTACCATCGTGCCCTTCTTCACTGGCTCTCTGACCAGGAAGTAGAACTTGAGGTATGGACTCACCTTGACTGTGTTGCCCTCCGCTAGTTCTTCAGCGATGATGTCAAAGAAGAGTGTGATGACGTCTTTGACATCTCTCTGCGTCACCTTCAACTCCTCAGAGACTTCACGCACCAGGTAGGGCAGTCTCACTTCCTCAGGCATTTCTGCTCCCTCCTATCCGAGTAATCCGCAAATGCGGGCTGTGGTAGGCCAAGCCCCCCAACCTTGCACTCTCTGACCATTCCTTCCGGCTTGTATCTGTGCCCATCATTTCACTCGCTTGCTATATTGATTGCCCAACCAGTTTGTTCCCGATCTCTTCTGGTTTGATTCTGCTACGGCTTTGCCAACATTCTTCTTCCACTTATCAGACCTAATCGGTATCACCCCTGTCTGATGATAGCGGCGATGACAAATACCGTGCATGGGCAGGAGGTTCTCACGAGCATTGTTTCTTACATTCTTATCGACATGGTGGACGTGAAGCGCATCTCCGGAGCATCCTCCTCTTACGAGGATAGGTTGCTCACAATATGCGCATTCCCACGGAGGGTCATCGCCGTGATATCGGTGGAATGCTGCTCGCGCCTGTTGCCAGGGCATTACTTACCTCCTATAGCAATCCGCACATACGAGCCGTCGTAGGCCAGGCATTCCAACCTTGTACCTGGTATCCTCTTCGACCCGCCTGTAGTTGAGCGTAGATAGGCCAGTGATCTGCTGTACCCCATCGTCTCAGGAAAGCTGCTCCGTAGGCCTGCATGAAGTTCCAGTCCATTTGGAGCCCTCCGTAGTACGGCGCGCCAGGATCGTTCCAAGCGCCCTCGTACTGATGTATGCACAGCAACCCGCTCGTGACGTAGTCTGTATGACCGACCGACGCTTTCGAGCTTGCTGCCATGGTGAATGCCACGCAGAGCGCGGCTAGGATGACAAGTACCTTCTGCACAACCCTCCTGTGATAGATGACAGAACAGGATGAGCGCCCTTCCCTTCTCATCCAACGCGCGCCTCTCAGTTACGGTGTTTGCCGCGCACCCAACTTGTCTCGGACTCGTCGCTGTCCTCGTCGCCGTCTTCCTTGTCCTCTTCCGGCAATGTGTCGCCAGGAGCAGGTGCCTCCGGACTGCCGACCTCTCCGGGCTGCGGAGTCTCTTCGTCCATTTTGTCCCTCCTCTCATGAGTCGTACCTTCTATGACAAGGTCTACAAAGCTCGATGTAATCATCAGGGTCGTCTAGGTAATCTCCTGAAATGTTCGCAAA